GATCGTGTAAATCCCGAACGCTGATATCACGCAAGCCTCAAGCCCCATTGGCGGAATTGGTAGACGCGCTCGACTCAAAATCGAGTTCCGAAAGGAGTGCTGGTTCGACTCCGGCATGGGGCACCAATACTAAAAGCGCGCATTGATTTTGTTGTGTTTTTCACCTCTGAATGTCCAGAGAATTCACATCACTCTTAAAAGCTGGACACTTTTGTTCCTATTTTGGCCCGTCAATCTTCGCTGATCCGCTTGTCCATGAGCTCGATCGCCGAGCGCGCGAGCACCTTCTGCCTCGCAGCTTTCGTGTACCGCGTCACTTCCTTCGAGGTCGTGTGGCCGGTGATCGACATAATTTGATGCTCGGTGGCACCGCGGTCGGCAAGGCGGGTCGCAGAGGCTTTCCGAAGGCCGTGTGCCGAGCAGTGCGGCAGGCCTGCTTCATTGCAGCGCTTGCGGAACCAGTTGCCAAAGCCGTTGGCCGTAAACGGCCGGTTGAATTCAGTGACTAGGAAGGTCAGATCGCCGCACGGGCTCTTTTCGATGATATCGATCAAAACGGGATGTAATGGGATCTCGAGCGTGACAGGCTTTTTTTTGCGGTTCTTCTGCTGCGTGAAGCGGAGCCACCCGTTTGAAACATGCTGGCGACCGAAGAGCACGACGTCGCTTCGCCGCTGGCTAGTGTAGAGCATGAGAGCGAGCGCCAGGCGCGCTTTTGTGCCAACCGGATGCCTTGCCTCGAATTTGGCGATTTCTTCCTCGGTCCACGAGTGGAAGCCTTCCGATCCGCTCTTGAAATAATCGACGTCGCGCGCCGGGTTAGTCATGGCGAGCTCGACGTCTTTTTTCGTTGCCCATGCGAAAACCGCGCGTAGTGACTTGATGCGGCCGTTTGCCGCCTCCGGGAGGTCGGCCTTGCGGTCGCGCAGCACGCGCATGTGCTTCGGCGTAAATGACGGAATCGGGATGTCTTCGAAGAGCTTGCTCACTCCGGGCTTCAGCGGCTCCGCCCAGATGTGTTCGATGATACCCTTCCGAACACGCCGAGTGCGTGCGTCCAGCTGCTTGTATTCAGCGGACTGGAAATATTGCTCGCAAAGCCATCGGAGCGATCCCTTGGCGGAAAGCTTGGGGCCGACCTTGTCGACCTTCATTGTGCCGTTTAGCGCCTCGTAATAAGCGTTCTCGAACTCAGGTGTGCCTGGATGGCCGGGGAGGCGGACTTTCTTCTGGCCCTTCCGGCGGAAATAGAACCTAAGCACTCCGTCGGTCATATCCTCGACGAGGTATTTTCTTCTGAGCTTGCGCGGCATCAGACTTCCACATCCCACTCGCCGCCTTCCTCGACATCTCCACCGGGCAGGCGGTCAAACGCCCGATCGAGCTGGTGCCGATCCCATAACGTGCGACCATTCGCGCGCTTCGGCTTCGGCATCCTGCCATCCTTGACCATTTCGTCAAATAGCGTGGTCGAAATTCCAACGTAGGCGGAAGCCTGTTCCCGATTGAGGCCGCGAATTGGTGGAAGTGGACATGCAGTAACTCTCTCTCGAGCGGCCAGGCTAACCATCTCTGCGACCCTCCACTCTAATTGCGCGGGTCCGCTTGTTCCACGACCGGATTGCCGCGCGTTCGCCCGGCGTTTCCTCATAGTCCGAGTCCTGGCACTCGGTGGGGCCTTTGGCGCTGCAGCTGTTACAGAAGACGTAGGAGGACGAAAAATCGGCTCGCTCTACGAACGCGTCCGATTGACCGCAGAAGGGGCAGGGTTTCAATTTCGGGAGACGCCTAGGCATGTTGCTTCTCCCGGATGAGCTTGACCTTCTTCACGTAGCCGCCTGGGTGGCGAGCGCGAGCCTTTTTCTCGGCGATGAGGCTATTGCCAGCGGCTATATCGAAGGTTTTGCCATCGTGGAAATGGACGCGGAACGCGGGAAGGTTGGCTTGATCAGCTTTCGTATCCATCAAAACAAATCCTTCTGCGCTGTCGCGGCCTGTTGTGCCGGAGCTTGGTTGATGACGCGTGGCCGCCACTCGAAGAAGCCGAGGGCGCCTTTGACGGGGATGGGGGTGTCGAGGAGCCGCTGATCCTTCAGAACGAAGCCGAAGCGGCCGAAAAACCACGGACTATCGCTGCGGGTGACGCAGTCGACGACAGTGGCCGTACCGATGATCGCTCCGAAGGCGAGACCTTCCAGGGCGACCTTCTCGTGCGACGGCGGCTGCAGGCGGCCTACGTGTTCGTGCAACACCTCGAGATAGTCCTCACGGTCTTCCTCGAAGTTGCGCTTGTTGAAGGCGCTTGCATGAATGCAAATGGGCCCTCGAATTGCGGTGCGCCATTTGCGGTTTTCAATGTCCTTCCACCCGGCGACGCAGGCGTGCGCCCAGGGCTGGCGGATTGAAAGCGCGAGGCGCGGGAGGTCGAGTGTGGAGATCATGGCATGCCTCACACACGCATCGGCATCAGAACGATAAGGTTTTCACGGCTGCCGCCGACACTGCGGAGCACTGCCGGATCACCCGGTGAGCCCAGGCCGATTTCGAAGCGGTCGCCCGGCAGGTGCGAGAGGGCGTCGGCGACGTAGCGGGCGTTGAAGCCGATGGACAAATCGGCCTGCCCTTCGAAGGTGACCTCGTCTTCTGCCTCGCCGGCATCGGGATTGTTGACGTTCAGCTTGAGCACCTGGTCGGCGAAGTTGAAAAGCACCGCTTGGCCGCGCTCGCCAGAGACCGCGGCGACCCGGTCGATCGAGGTGGAGAGTGCCTTCACATCGATCGTCGCGAGCATTTCGTGCTGCGTGGGGATAACCCGCTGATAGTCCGGGAACGTGCCGTCGATGAGCTTCGAGGCCAGTGTCGTGTCGCCGGCCGTTATACGGATTATGCTATCGGATACACCGATATGAATTGGGCCTTCCTTCGGCAGGATCTTGGCAATGACCTTGACCGCGCCGCGGGGGATGATCACGCCCGGCATTGCGGGGTCGGCCTCGGTCCGGACGATCCGCTTCGATAGGCGGTGGCCATCGGTGGCTACGAGGCAAACGCCCTCATCGACGGGGTGTGTGAAGATGCCGTTGAGGTAGTAGCGGGTTTCTTCTGTCGACACGGCAAAGCCGACATCCGCCAATGCGGCCGCGAGTTCGGGAGCTGACAGCGTGAGGCCGTAGGGCAGCTCGCCGATCTTCATTGTGGCAAAATCGTCTGCCGGCAGGACGGGCAGCTTGAAGCGTGATCGGCCCGTTTTCAGGGTGACGCCGGTCAAGCCGTTTGTGCGGTCCGGCAGAACGGCGATGTCTGCGCCGTCCGGCAATTTGTTGACGATGTCGGAGAGCGTGGCGGCTGGGACAGTGAAGGCCTCAAAGTCGCTGCTAACCTCGGCCGAGAAGCGGACAGTGGCTTCAATGTCGAGATTGGTGAATCGTGCGGCCAGCTTGTCGGGGCTGCTGCTGTCCTTTTCGAACAGGACGTTCTGCAAAATAGGGATAGTCGACCGTCGCTCGACGATACTGTTGGTAATTGCGAGGGCCGAAGCCATCGCTGCTTTCTCAGCCTTGAACATGGGGAACCTCGGGGAAAGGGGCGGCGTCACGCGCCGCCCGTGCTGATCTCGATCAGGCGCTCGGCATCTCGGGCGTGCCCTGGAAGTGCGGCAGCTCCGTCTCTTGGGCGACGCGCTCCAGATCGCGCATCACCTGCTGGGTGATGTGCACATCCGGCCGGTAGAGCTGGCAAATCCAGAGGACCTTGCCTCCGGAGACGCGATAGCGCAGCCGAACCGGAATGCGCGTCGGGTCTCCCATGAAGAACGGGGCGATCGAGAGGATGAACATGCCGGGTACGGTGAGCTTGTTGCCTTGAGCGTCGCGGTGTTCTTCGTCCCAGGTTATCTCGCCTTCGCCGCTTTGCAGCACAACGTTGTTTTTGACGCGGGTCTCGGCATGCACCTGCAGGCCGCGGGAGAGGGCGACGAGCTCGTTGGGATAAGCGACCTTGAAGCCGAACTTTCCTCGGAAGTCCTCGGCCTCAAAGCTGTCCGGAGCGGAGAGCTCGGCAATGTGATCTTCGATGAACTCGGCAAACTCGACCTGCTCGAGCGGCTTGCCGTTGATCTTGACCCAGGCCTTCCATTCCTCCGAAAGCGGAAACTCGTAATGCGCCCGGTGCTTGCCGTTGTCCGCTAGGCCGCCGTTCTTCGCTTCGTGGTAGTCGAAAACGGCGGTGATGGATGGCTTCTCCCAGTTGGTTTCGGCGAAGATGGCGCTATGCTCGGTCTTATGGCGATCGATCAGGGAGATGAGACTCTCGAGCGTCGCCACTTTTGCGGTTCCGCTCTTGCGACGCGGATGCTCGCGGTAGCGCTCGAAGAGATCCGCTACGCTCGATACAGCTCCGGACTTGCGGTCGACGAATACCGGGATGGTTGACGGTACGCCCGGGATAGCGGTCGAGAGCGACAAAGTCGCAATCTGTGAGCCGGCACGGTCGGAGAGATCATGGATCGCGGCGATATCGAGAGTGGCGCCGGGTTTGTTCTGCGTTTCAGTCATTACTCTTTCCTTTGAAGCTGGAGAGTGGATCAGGCGCGGGTGCGTTCGCTCACGTCGCGCGGACCTGAAAACATGTCGTGCTGCTGGGGATGCTCGGTCGAAAGCGCGCCGCTCTCGGTGACCCAATAAACCGACGACTTCCGCGCACGCTTCGGGGTCTTGGTCGTGATGTCGGCATTGATGGTGACCATGCCGTTGGCGACCGCGAAATCGAGCTTCAGGGTCAGGTTGCCCTTGTGCACGACCTTGGGGTTGTCTTCTGACATGGCGCCGAGTTCGCCCAGTGTCTCGACGAGCTTCGTGCTCATTTCCTGATTGAGGTCGCCGCCCTCGAGCATGCCGATGAGCGCCTGACTGTCTCGTATGATTTTCATGGAATGTCCTCTGCTAGAACGGGATATCGTCATCCAGCTCACGGCTGGAGGACTGGGAAGATTGGGAAGATTGGGAGGAGGAGCGGCCGGCGGCTCGATCGCCGTCGATGCCATAGTCTTCGGGGCCATCGCCGCCGGCGCGATAGCCGGAGCCTTCGCGGCGGCCGTCGAGCATGGTGAGGGTGGCGTTGAAGCCCTGCAGGACGACCTCGGTCGAGTATCGGTCCTGCCCTTGGTTGTCCTGCCACTTGCGCGTCTGGATCTGCCCCTCGACGTAGACCTTGGCGCCCTTCTTCAAATAATCCTCGGCTACCTTTGCGAGGCTCTCATTGAAGATGACGACCCGGTGCCACTCGGTCTTTTCGCGGCGCTCGCCCGTCGACCGGTCGCGCCAGGTTTCCGAGGTCGCGATGTTGATCGTGGCGATAGGTCTACCGTCTTGGGTGCGGCGCACTTCCGGGTCGCCGCCGAGATTGCCGATGAGGATGACCTTGTTGACCGAACCAGCCATCGGTCACCTCGACGATCTGGCCGCAGCGGCGGTGGCCGCCTGGCCGATGACGCGCCCCTCACCGATGAGGCGATAGGCAAGCTTCCGGAATTCCTCCTCGGCCTTCATCGGCGCCCACGGCTTGATGGCGACGCTGAGCTTCGGCGGCTTCCAGTTCACGAACTGTTCGCCGGCGCGAGGGCCGAAGAGCGCGATCGCCTCGGCGCGGCACATCCTCCCGTCCATTGATTTCACCAGTCCCGCCTGCTTCTTCGTCCAGGCTTCGGGACCGGGCAGGCCGGCCGCATAGTAGATCACCTCATCCCAGGCGGACTTGCAGATCGCCACGGCGTCAATCATCCGCTCTTCGCCATAGAAGTGGCAGGAGGCAGATGAATAGAGTTCTACGGAGGGTCGAGACTGGTCGCCGACAAGGTACTCGTGGCCGTCATGCAGTAGGAAAAGCGCGCCGTCGGCAGGCGAGCCGCCTTCATTGATGATCGCCTGGGCGCCCATGACGCAGTGCTGAGCAACCGAGAGCGCTACGCCTGGATTGCGGCCGTCGAAGCGCGGGATCTTCGACAGCACGTTGCCCATCTCAAGGAAGCAGACTACTTCCGGTCGAGGATCCGCGATGTCGATAACCGAGCCATCGGGCGCAAATGACCAGACGGGCTCAGGGCTCAAACGATGAAGCGCGGCCATTTAGGCGCGCTCCATCTGAAGCTGCCCGGCTGCGATCTGCCGCCGGTATCTTGCCTGCTGACGGGCAGACGAATGGGGGTAACGATTGCCCGCCAGCCGGGGGGCCTTCGACAGGCTCCCGTCGCCGACGAACGAGTGGTTCGGCATGGATCTGATCAAGCCGAGAGCGCCAAGCATCAATGCTGACCCGAAGAAACCGATCCGCAACATGCTCACCTCCCGTCCACAGCGGCGATGCTTCGGTCGAGATCGACCAGCGCGTCAGTAAGGCCGTGGCTGAGCCAGCCGATGGACATGCAGGCGACCGCGAAGATCATGGTCACTGCACGGTGCGTCCAAACCGGTGTTTCGCGGATGGTGATTTGTGGCGGAGCGGCGTCCGCAAAGGGTGTGAAGTGATCCATGATCACGCCACCCGGCGTTCGTAGCGGCGGGCTACGCGCTCGATGACGGCCGGGCCGTCCCGCTGGATTTCAGTGTGGCTGAAGCCGCGCTGGCGGAGGTCCTTTTCGGTGCATCCGGGACCGATCGCGAGCACGATATCTTCCATGGAATGCATCCGCTGAGCGCGGGTAGTGCCAAGTGCAACAAGCATGTGCATCTCCGGTTGAGGGGTTTAGAGCCCTTGGGGTCCGGAGCGATTGCAACCGCCGCGATCCCGAAGGATGGCGGCGAAGATAATTCGGTATATGTACCACGTCAACAGCGAATAGGTACATGTACCGATTTTTGTTTAAGCCGAAAGATTGTGGAATTTGGTATGAAAACCGCCACTTCTTTTGATTCGCCAATAAAAAACCCCGCCGGAGCGGGGTTCTGGATCGAGCAGGGCTGCCCTCTCACATGTCGATGTAGGATCTTCCAACGCGCCCGAACACGCGAGGCATGTTGCCGTCCTCGATGAAGATCGGCTCATGACTATGGTTCGTGGATACCGGCTCGAAGCGGGTCGGGCTCTGGCGATACCTCTTGTAGGTCGCGCCTCCTTCGCCGTCCTCGATCACATAGCACGCATTCGGGACCAAGCGTTTGTCGCGGCGATTGACCAGAATGATGGATTCGGGCGGAGAGATCCTGTCCATAGAATCGCCGTCCACCTTCAGCGCCACCCAATCGCCTGGCGGGAGGCCGGCGATCGCAATCTTTTCAAAATCGTCCGTCGGCATGACAGCATCCGAGGCGGCGAAGGCCCCGGCGCTCACCCACGAAATCTTTGGCACGGTCTGTGTCGACGAGGCGTTAGGCACATCGTCGAGCTCCTCCGGGCCCGCTTCATAGGCGAGCCATTCCGGAGTGGTGCGCAGCGCCGGAGCAATGAGGCTCAGGGTCTCGATGCGCGGCATGGCGCCGCGGCGCCAGTTGCGGATCGTCCCGACCTTGGCGCCCGCAGCTTGCTCGGCGGCGTGCTCCGACAGCCCGAGCTTCTCCCGGCGAATGCGCACGCGGTCGAGGATCTGTTCAAGTGTGTTTGTGGTCACCATCGTATCCATATCGGTAAATATACCGCATTTGAGAAAAATTGCGATGGGTACATAGACCGTTGACAATTCGGTACATGTACCACATAAGAGCTACATGAAGATCATCGACACTCTACTTTTGGTATCGGATGCCTTCTGCGCCTCTACGGGGATCGCAGAAGCGACGCTCTCTTCGCGCGTGTTCAACGACGGCAAGCGACTTGCCGCGGTACGGGCCGGTAAGGACATCGGTGCCCGGCGGGTCGAACGCGCGATGCGCTGGTTTTCCGAGAACTGGCCGGAAGGTGCCGATTGGCCTCTCCGCGTTCCTCGCCCTGCTTCTGTTCTGGAGGCTGCGGAATGAACATCCACCTCTCAGATTTGCGGCGAGGATTTGGCCCCTGCGCCTCGCTGCAAGGCGGGAGCCGCGCAATCCTCCCGCGCGCTCCCGCCACCGTTTTTCGTTCTGCGTACCCATGCGGTCCTCCGTGATCTTCTGACGGACTGAACCTCTCACCTTCGAACCTTTCCCACACTGGGAAAACACGCCGGGATTTCCCGGCGCGGGAAACCCTTTGCCTTTCGAGAGACAGCAATGACGAACGAGACATTGACGAATGCCTGGTTTCATCGCCTGAAGGCGGCTACCCGAATGCTGATCAAGCTCAATGGTGGCATCGAGGCCTGCGCTGAACTCACCTCCCTGTCGAAGAGCCAGATTGGTCGGTGCAACAGCGACAAAGATCCGGATCTTTTGCCTATCGCCAGCGTGATCCGCCTCGAAGCAGAGTGTGGCAATCCGGTGGTCACCCGCGCCATGGCCGAGCTGCACGGTTGCCAGTTGGTCAACCCGGACGAGCAAGGCCACGACGGCCGCTGCCTGATGCGCGACAACGCCGAAATGCAGCAGAGGAACTCGGAATTTCAATCCGGGCTCTATTCCGCAGCGGGCGACAACGTCATTACCCCAAACGAAGCGCTACGGTCTCTCCGGGATCTTCAATCTCTGAAACAGAAGATCGCCGATGTTGAGACTGGGCTCACCGAGGTGATGGCCAAGGGTGGTCATAAAGGCGAGCTGAAGCTCGTCTACGGAGCTGAGTGATGCTCCGGTTCCTTGATGGTCGCATTGTTCTTCATCCCGGCGATTGCATTGAGATCATGAATGGGCTTCCGGAGAATTGCGTGGACGCCATTGTCTGCGATCCGCCCTACCACCTTACAAGCATTGTCGAGCGTTTCGGCAAAGAAGGTTCTGCAGAGGCTAAGGCTGGGCAGACTGGCGCATTCAAGCGCGCTTCCGCCGGGTTCATGGGCAAAGCGTGGGACGGCGGCGACATAGCGTTTCAGGTGGACACGTGGAAGGCCGCCCTGCGCGTTCTCAAGCCTGGCGGCTACATTCTCGCCTTCGCCTCTACCCGCGGTTTTGGGCGCATGTCCTTGGCGATTGAACAAGCCGGGTTTGTGTCCCATCCGCTGACTGCGTTCTTGATGGAGCATGACGACGCGCAAGACTTCCTTGCGATGCTGTCTGCCCCGCAGTTGGATGCGCTGCTCCGCCTCATGTCCCATAATGATCTTGGCGGCATGCTCGGCTGGATTTTCGGGTCCGGTTTCCCGAAGGCAACGCGCCTCAAGGCCGAAGGCTATGACGGCTGGCGCTACGGCGGGCAGGCCCTCAAGCCAGCTATCGAGCCGATCTACATGGGGCAGAAGCCGTTCTCGGAGAGGACCGGGACGGCCAATGTGCTCAAGCATGGGACTGGAGCGGTCAACATCGATGCCTGCCGTGTTGGCGATGGACAGCGCACAGTTCAGGTTCGCGATATCAGCCGAATGCATGGCGGAAGCTACGCTAATCAGGACAAGCGCGGCGGAGTCGTCGTGGGGGAAAGGGTAGAGACGGGTCGCTGGCCCGCAAACCTCATCCACGACGGGAGCGATGAGGTGTTGGCTGCATTTCCTGACACGGCCCCAAGTACGATAGGAAAGCCTCGTGGCGCTGCATCTGGAAATGGGTGGGGGATGACGGCGACAGGCGCTGAGTACGATGACGAAGGCTCTGCGTCCCGGTTCTTCTATTCCAGCAAGGCAGACGCCGAAGACCGCATCGGTTCCAAGCATCCGACCGTCAAGCCTATCGACCTGATGCGGTACCTTTGCCGCTTAATCACTCCTCCCGGCGGTACCGTGCTTGACCCTTTCGCTGGTACCGGGACAACCGGCGAGGCGGCATGGCGCGAAGGCTTCAACGCCGTTCTGATCGAGCGCGAGCCTGAATATCAAAACGACATAGCGGAACGCATGCGCCTGTGCCTTGCAGGTCCGGATGAGAAGCGCCGGGAGATCATTAAACGCCGCGGGGTGGCTGATGACTGCCCGGGCCCGCTCTTTGCGGGAGGCCCAGCATGAAAGGCGACGACGTCCGCCTATATATCGTCACCGACGACCCGGCGCGGGCCTGCCTCGCCGTCATCGGCTGCCATATCACCGAGCTCCCGCCGATCTTTCGAATCGTGACCGGACCAGAGCAGATTGCAGCCATTCCCAACGGCGCGCGCTGCATCGGATACTGGTTCTCGTGGAAAGTCCACCATCCGTCGCATGCTCAGATGGCTTGGGAGGAACTTCGCGCGGGTGCCGGAGATCGCCGTCCCATCGGCCTTGACGACAAGTTCTTCCAGCTCGTCGACGAGTGGAACGCCAAGCGCCGCAAGGCGGAGAGCGACCGCCTCGCTTCGATCGTTGCCGAATGCGTCAGGGACAATTCGCACGGCGGTGCACCCGCCGTAAATCCCCAAAAACAGAGGTGGTTCTGATGTTGCTGTTCGCCGAGATTGGACTCGATGCGACCCGCTTTGCCGCGATGACGCCGGAGCTTCGGACAGAGGCCGTCCTGCTGGCAATGGAGCGCGGCAAATCCGCTGCGGAGATAGCAAGGGTGATTGGCTCTACTGCATCCGAAATACGTCAGATAGCAGCCGCGACCTATCTTTTCCAGCTGAGCACGGACCGGACTATGCCTGCCGACGACGTTGGAGAAGAGCGACCGAAGCACACCGGCGGGCGCCCTTCCGGCACTGGTACGGCCTTCAAGATCCTCGATCTTCTCACCGAAGCCGGAACTAACGGTCTCGCGGCGAATTCAGAGACCTTGGCGAAGACACTCTCCGTCTCCGAGCGCCAGGTGCAGCGCGCCATGAACCGTTTGCTTGGCGAAGACTTTATCGTCCGTCTGAAAGCCCCCTCCGGAAAATCTCCGGCAGTCTGGACCATCACGGACGATGGCAGGGCCGTCAGAAACGAGGTCGCGGCGAGGCAGGGCCGATGAGAGAGGGCGTCGCGCGCATACTCCTCGTCGTCGCCCCGTCGATCTTCGAGTGCTACCGCACGGTGCAGTACTTCGGCATCGACCTCGGCGAACACGCCGGGCAGCTCCGGTATATCAGCCGCCCCTATTCGCTGATCGGTTGGAAACGAGGGACGCCGTTCGTCACCCGCGACCGTGAACACTGGTCCACCGAGTCCGGTATTGCCCTCGACCAGGCGCTTTGCGCGCTGACCCGATCGGGCCAACTTCGCATCGCCGGCGAAAACGACCTGTCTCCGCTCCGGCCGTGCTTAGTGGCCGCGGCTCTCCCCGATACGACCCCACTTCCGAGGATTTCGCAAGGATGAGCGTGAGCATCGATGAATTTGTTGAGCGCGCGAAGGTGGTTTCCGTCTCTCAGGCCGCCGCGCTGCTGGGCTATAAACTCGGCAAACAGGAGTATGCTGGGCCATGTCCAAGATGCGGGCAGGGCAAGGATCGCTTCTCGATCAATGCGGGAAAGCAGGTCTTTAATTGCCGCAGCTGCGGCGGAGGCCGGGATGGCATCGGCCTTATGGCGCACGTCCATGACCTCGACCTGAAATCGCGGCCAGGGTTTCTGGAGGCGTGCTCGGCCGCTCTTGGGAATGAGCCGATACCTGAAGGCGGAGAGCGCGAAACCGATGAAGAGCGGTCGGCTCGCTTGGCTCGGCTCGACAAGATCAAGGCTCAAGCCGCGAAAGATGCGCAAGAAGCTGCAGAGAAGCAGGCGGCCTTTCGTGAGCGCGAGGTCAACAAGGCGCGTGGCATCTATCTCGGCGCCGCCCTGATAACCGGTGAGCATGGAGGCGTGGTTCGTGAGTATCTTCGTCGGCGAACCGGCTTTGCGATGCCGCAGGGCATTTTTGAGAATGTCCGTTTCAGCGCCAGGCACACCTATTGGCAGAGGGATGAGTTCGGTAGGCAGGCAGAGCATTACTGCGGGCCGGCGATGATCGCCCCGTTCGTCACGCTGGAAGGCCGGATCACGGGTTGCCACGAAACGTGGATCGACCTTTCCTGCGGCCCCAAGTTTCGGCCCGATCTCGGCCTGGACGGGAAAGGAGACCGGCTGGCGACCAAAAAGATGCGCGGCACCAAGAAGGGCTCGCTCATCCCCATCCTTGGCGCCATGACCGCCCTTCGCTGGGTGATCGGCGAAGGAATCGAGACTGTTGCTGCGTTCGCCTCAGCCGAGGGCTGGAGGGCCGACACCTTCTATTGCGCTACCGGCGACCTCGGAAATCTTGCCGGCCCGGCAGATCGGGATTCGTGGTTCTATCACGACACGATCACCAAGGAGGATGCGAGCGGCCGCGCTAAGCCAGTCCGCGTTCAGGGGCCGGTACCGAAGGCCGATCAGCTTCCTACCGATGCGTTGCAGGCGCCGTCACACGTGTCCGAGATCCTTCTTCTTGCGGACGGTGATAGCGAGCCGGTTGCCACCGCGGCTGCCATGGTCCGCGCTGAAACGAGGCTCGCCGCTCCGGATCGGTTGGTTCACACGTGCTGGCCGCCAGCAGGCGAGGATTTCGCCAGTGCGATCTCCAAAGCGATGTTCCTGGAGGCCGCAGAGTGAGCGATACGAAATCGAAGCCAGGCATTCCGGAGACTGTCCGTCAGATGATCGCGCTCGCGGGGGCGCAGCGTTCGGGATATGCCGGAAACCCGGACCCTTTGATTGTCAGTGTGCCTGAACGCGAAACAGAGCCCCTAGTGCTCTCGCCGGAGGAAATCCGCGAGGAATGCAGTCGCGAGCCGGAGACCGACATCGGCAACGCCAGAAGGCTGCTGACGCGGTTCGGCGACAAGATCCTGCACGTCACCAATGTCGGCTGGCACGGCTATACCGGGACGCGGTGGCTCGAGGATGCTTCCGGCGCTGTCGTTCGCGCCTTCGCCCATCAGACCGCCGAGGCGATTGATGACGAAGCAATCAACCTCGACTGCTCCCTAGACGAGCAGGCGAAGATCGAGGCCGGTCGCCTCGCCCTCGCGAAGATGAAGGATATGGGAAAGCCACCGTCGGTCAGCGCCCAGGTCGATGACGAGCGCGTCAAGGAGCTCGACAACCTCATCGCCGAAATGGTCGAGGCGGAGAAGGCGAAGATCCGCATGGGGTCGCCCAGCAAGAAATGGGATGATGCGGAGCACGCAGAGTTCCAACGCCTCAAGGACGTGATCAAAGTCGGGAAACAGGCCGAGCGCGAAAAGAAGAAGATGCTGGACGCCACGTCCTCATGGACTGCCGAGCAATACGAGGAATATGCGAAGCTCTCCGACATCGTCGAGGCGATGGACAAGGTTCAGGGCGATCGTGCCGGGCGGATATCGTCCCGCCACAATCACGCGAAGAGCTCTGCCGGGACGTCGAAGATCAACAACATGCTCACCGAGGCAATCCCCTACGTGAGCAAGGAAGTCAACGATCTCAATCGCGATCTCTATGCTGTCAATTGCCGCAGCGGAACGTTGCGCTTCTTCTGTACCGAGATGGATGGGGCACGCATGTGGCAGGTGCGGTGTGACCGGCATCGATCATCGGACTTCATCTCCAAAGTGGCAGAGGTCGATTTTGATCCTGCCGCGCAGGCGCCGCTTTTCCAGCAATTCCTCCAGCGCAGCATGCCGAACCCGGATTATCGGGCGTTCCTTCAGCGGTACGCCGGATATTGCCTGTTGGGGATCACGGTCGAGCAGTGCCTGCTGTTCTTCTATGGCGCCGGGCGAAACGGCAAATCCACCTTCGTCGATCTGATGGTCGACGTTCTCGGCGATTATGCCGTGTCGATGTCCATCGACAGCTTTGCCGGCGACAGCAAGCGCGCCGGCGCGGAGGCGACGCCCGACCTTGCTCGCCTGCCCGGTGCGCGCCTCGTAGCCGCCTCGGAGCCGGAAATGGGGGTTCACTTGAAGGACGCCCTTATCAAGACCTTGACGGGCGGCGAACCTATCGCCGTGCGGCGGTTGCATAAGGACTTCTTCGAGCTGGTGCCGCAGTTCAAGATTATCCTATCGGGCAACCATAAGCCCATCATCCGCGATGACAGCGACGGTATCTGGCGCCGCGTCCACCTGGTGCCCTGGGAGGTGCAAATTCCTGAAGCGGAGGTCGATCGAGATCTTCCGAGAAAGCTGAAACAGGAGAAGGCTGGCGTCCTTGCCTGGATGGTCAAGGGAGCGCTGGATTACCTGCAGAGAGGCTTGCAGGTGCCGGAAGGCGTTACGGCAGCCACCGCCGAATACCGGGAGGAGAGTGATCCGATCGGAGCCTTCCTGCGGAACGCTTGCCACGTGACGGGCAAAGACATTGATCGAGAGACGCCGGAAGAGCTGTTCAACGCCTATGTGCGCTATGCCAAGCGCGAGGGCCTCTCGGAATTCAAACAGGCGACGTTCTCGAAGCGCCTGCCGGACCAGACGCGCAAGAGCTGGAAAGGGCAGGACGGGCTAATGCACCAATTCCGCAAGGGGAAGAGCGGCACAACCGTCTATTACGGCATTGTCGTTCGTGACGAATTCCGCTCGACGGGGCAGGGAGAGGCCGCCGGTTCGCCTCCGCCCGGACGTTTTGCCAGCGACGAACCCTTCCCGGAGGACTTCTGATGCGCTATGCCGGAAAAACCCGGACCCTTTGTGGTGATTTGCAGCCATCGCGAGCTGCATCGTCCCTGCCAATATTTCTTCGATGGGGCGGAAAACGGGACGATAGGGACGGTAAATTTCAGCGTCCCTGCTTTGCGTCCCAATCAAAAGGTGTGGAGTTTCAACGACTTGCGACGGTAGGGACGCCAGGGACGGAAAATCCCGGGTTCTTATGATGCGCGTAAGAAAAGCGCATTGAAAAATATCTCTTCAATAAAAAATCCAAACTGCATCGCATGTGCATGCGTAAGTCTAAATTACCGTCCCTAGCGTCCCTACCATCCCTGTCATTGTAAATTGATCAATGTTTTCAATGATTCCGGGAAATCAGTTTGGGACGTAAACTATCGAAGTAGGGACGGAAACTCGAAATTTGGGACGCAAGGACCCTCACCATGAAAAAACTTGGCATTGAAGAGCTTCTCACCTGGGCGTTTACGCAGGAACTGTGCAAGGTCGGGGCGACCGGAGCTTCTCCGGCTGGGTTCAGCCAGGCGTGGAGCATGATGGTCGAAATGGCGTCGCTCGGCACGCTCATCGATCGCAGCCCGAACAGCTATGGCGTGATCCCGGATTTCATCGTGACGGATGATCCGCATCCTGACGCGCTGATGGTGGGCGACGCCGTGAAATCATTGGCACGCCGCGGCGGTTTCGAGATCGCAGAGGGGTGGAACCCGTTTCCGGAATGGAGCGATGACCTCGGCCTGATCGCGGCCGACGTGGCAGCTGCCATGCAGCAGGCTTTGTCGAGGAGGGACGCAATGAACGGTCGCCACGTGGTCAGCCTCGTCGCAACGCACGCCATCCTGAAGGCGGGGCCTGATTGGCACGCCGACGAGCCGAAGGTTCAGATGGTCATGCGCCGCGGAAAGCCTGCCTGGTTCGTGCAGGCGAAGGCGAAGGACAGCTTCGGCAAAATGCGTTGCTTTGAAGCTGACGGCTATGACCAGCGCAAGAAGCGGCCCATGAAGGGCGCCTACCGCAAGTACAAGCTGTCGCACTCGCTGCAGTCCGCCGCGCTCTCCCGGCTGGACTGGCAATTGTGGCAGGATGCTCTTCTGGTGCTATATACCGAACTTAAGGGGCGTTTATCGGTCGTTGATTTGCTGCCCTTCGTGCCGAACCGGCAGCCATGGGTGCGAAATGCACGTGCCGCATCTTTGTTGCAACAGATTGAAAACGCGTAGCTTTTTTCTCGAAATCACCCCTTGAATTGCGTCAGTCGGTTGACATACCTTCGAGCTTAGAGAATTCGGTACATGACCCGCTTCGGCAAATGCCGGGCGGGTTTCGCATTTTGCGATGGAGGCGGCCATGCACCCCGGCGCTGTAATGGCGCCAGATGAGAGAAGCTGATGATGGATGCGCAGATCAAGGTTGATCTTCGGCAGTTCAATCGATCCCTGACGGACATCGAGCGAAAGCAGCTTCCCTATGCCATCATGCTCACGCTGAACGAGACGGCCAAGGGTGGTCGCCAGGAAGTCCAGCGAGAGATGGATCGGGTCTTCGACAGGCCAACCCCTTACGCCAAGCGTGGCGTCGTTTATGACCGCGCATCGCGGCAGAACCTGAGGGCAGCGGTCGTCGTGACCGGTGATCGGACCAAGGGCGGCTTGCCTGCGACGGCATTCCTCGGGCCGCAGATTGAAGGTGGCATGCGCACGCATAAGGCCTTTGAGCGGCAGCTCGTCGATCGAGGATTGATGCAGCGGAACTTGGTCGCTGTGCCAGCTAAGCGCGCGCCCCTCGACCGATACGGCAACATGACACAAGGGTTTCTAAACCGTGTCATGGCCGACCTGCAGATCGACTATCGTGGTGCTGGTGCGACCCGTACCCGCACGTCATCGTCGCTCAAGCGGAACAAGAACTACAAGAACGCGCGGTTCTTCGTGCCGAAGCAGCCTTCGCACCTCTACCCGGGCGTTTACCAACGCGATCCGGCAACGAACGCCATCCATCCGGTGATCCTGTTCGTGCCTCATATCTCGTATCGCGTCCGCCTTCGCCTGCGTGAAGTCGTCGAGCGCTACGTGTTCGCCAACGTCCACGATCATTTCGCCGTCGCCTTCCAGCGGGCGGTGCGGACGGCCCGGTAGGGCACTCCGATGGGTCGCGGGTCCTTCCTGGCATCCGCCCGCCTGCGGGTATTTGGCACGGCGGAGGTTGCCCAGTCTGAGCGATTTTTTGAAGCCTAAAGTCAGAGCCTAAACTAAAGAGCCGGGCTAAAAAACGAGCGTCCCTAAAGATGAGCCTTGCAGCTGACATCATGACGAAGAGCGCGTTTGCGGCTCATGTCGGCGTCAGTGCCGGGCGTATCTCGCAGTACATCGCCGAGCGGAAGATCTTCGGCGATGCGCTCGAAGGCGAGGGGCGCAACGCGAAGATCCGCGCTTCGGTTGCGGTCGAGCAGCTGCGCAAGACCCTCGATCCGTCGCAGCGGTTCGGCGCGAACGGCGCGGCGACGCGATCGGCGCCAGCGCCGGTTTCTTCCGAGCTGTCGTTCGACGTTCCGGAGAAGCCGAAGGCGCCTGTGAAGCCGACTGTCATCGTCGACCCGTTCATTGACGAGGTCGCGGCCGAGAAGCTGAAGCAGCAAAAGATTACCACCGCGCGCATGGAGCGCGAGGAAGCGCTCGAGCTCGGCCGGTACATGCTGACGGACGACGCGAGGCGAGAGATGGTCAAGGCCGTGGCCGAGGCGTTCAAGGTCATGGAGCAGGGTATCCCCGAGATGGCGAAGGCGATTGCCGCGCAGTTCTCGGTTTCGACCCATGATGCGACCCATGTGCTGTTAAAGGCGTTCCGGGACCATCGGGCGAAGAAGGCGCGCGACTTTGCCGCTGCAGCTGACGAGCTGGACGAGCATGTCGAGGACGAGCAGCAATGACCGTGCTGTTCAATCCCGGTCGGCTCGCTCTCACCGTTCTGGCCGAGATCTGCGAGCCGCCGCCGGCGGTCGACTATCTCGACTGGGCGAAGCGGAACATCGTGTTTTCCGAGCGCATCACTGACCATCCGGGGCCGTACAACGAAGACCTGGTGCCGTTCTTCTCGGAGATCCTGCGGGCGCTCTCGCCGGAAGATCCGTGCAACATCGTCAGCCTCGCGAAGTCGGCGCAGATCGGCGGTACCATCTGCGCCAACATATTCACGCTCGGCTCGCTCGACATGGCGCCCGGTGATTTCCTCTATGTCCATCCGACGGAGGAGAACGCCGCCCGCTGGTCGAAGACGAAGCTGATGCCGCTGGTGCGCGAGATGCCCGCGATCGCCAAGCTGTTCTCGCAGAACAGCCGCGATGCGAGCAACTCGGTGCTCTACAAGGAACGCATCGACGGGCGCGGCGCCATCCAGGCGGCCGGCGCCAACTCGCCGGCAGGCCTGTCGATGATCTCTCCGCGAAAGCAGGTCCAGGACGATCTTGCGAAGTGGCAGATGAACGAGGCCGGCGATCCGGAGGTTCAGGCGGACAGCCGCAGCAAGGCGTTCTTCAACGGCAAGATCTTCAAGATCTCGACGCCGATGGTCTCGCCGGGCTGCAAGATCACGTCGAACTATCAGGAAGGGACGCAGGAGACCTATCACGTCCCATGTCCGCACTGCCACGAGCTGCAGGAGCTGCGCTGGGAGAACATGCGGGATCATATCGATCCCGAGCATCCCGAGCAGGCGCATTTCGTCTGCATCCATTGCGGCTGCGAGATCCACGAGCACCATCGCGAATGGATGGTGAAGCCGGAAAACGGGGCGAAGTGGGTTGCCAAGTATCCGGAGCGCGGCCGTCGGCATCGGTCCTTCCGCATCTGGATGGCTTATTCGCCCTTCGAGCGCTGGGAGAACCTGGCGCGCGAGTGGCTGACGGTCCAGGCCGGGGGGCCGGAGAACCGGGAAAAGGGGTCTGGCGCCGAGCAGACGTTCTGGAATGATTGGCTCGGGCTCGCCTTCGAGGCGGACAACAAGGCGATCGATTGGGAAGTGCTGCGCGATCGCGCCGAGGACCACGGTTTCCAGCGCGGTGTCATCCCGGCCGAGGCGCTGGCGCTGGTGCTCGGCATGGACGTGCAGGGCGATCGCGTCGAATGGCTGCTGGTCGGCTACGGCCGGAATCGGTACCGGGCCGTCATCGACCACGGTGTCATCGACCATCGTGCCGGCAGCCACCTGGCCGACGCCAAGGAGCATTCCGGTCACATCTCGGAGCCGGAAGTGCGCGCCGCCCTCGATCGGCTGCTGCAGCGCGAGTGGCTCGACGATGCCGGCCGCAAGCGCACCGCCGATCGCGTCGCGATCGACGGCAACGCCTACACCGACGATGTCTGGAACTGGGTTCGCAAGCATCCGAAGTCGCGCGTCATCATGGTGCGCGGCGGCAATACGGAAGCGGCGCCCCCGATCGTGCAGACGAAAGAGTATGACCGAAAGGGCAAGCCGAAGAAGCAGAAGTGGTCCTCCCGCTTCTTCACCTTCAACGCGTCGGCCTTCAAGATCCGGCTCTATCGGGACTACAAGAAGGACGATCCGGAGCAGGCGGGCTACATCCGTTTCGCCCGCGGCTTCGGAGACGATTTCTACCAGCAGGCGACATCGGAAGCCCGCGTACCGGAGAAGACCCGGAGCGGTCACACCCGCTACGTCTGGAAGCTCTCCGAGGGCAAGCGCAACGAAATCATCGACATGCTCAACCAGAGCCTGGCCGGTGCCTATCGCTGGGGCGTGCCTTACTGGACCGATGAGGAATGGGACGCGATCGCCGATCGGCTCGGCCGGCTCGAAGCGCCGCAGCAGGGCGATCTCGAGGATCGACTAAACCAGATCGCCGTCAAAACCGAACCTGCCGCAGGCCAGAGCGCCGCGGCAGAACAGCAATCGCCGCTCGTAGCTGCCGCCCTCGCGCGTGCTGCCCGGGCAGCGCAGCGGAACCGCTAGGAAGATCCATATGGCACTGACCGAACAGGAACGCGCCGTGCTTCTGGCACGGCTCGACGAAGCACGTGAGGCCTTGCACCAGATGGAGATCGGCCGCGCCGAGGTCTCGCTCAGCTATAACGGCGAGAGCGTCACCTATGCCGCGACGAACATCGGCGCCTTGCGCCAGTATGTCCGCGACCTCGAGGCGAAACTCGGCCTTCGCCGGTTCGCCCGGGCGCGCAGCCGTGGAGTGATCTTCGGATGAGCGGCGATGTCACGATCCTCGGTCCCGACGCGAAGCCGCTTTCTCCGGCAGTGCGTGCGGCGGCGCGCGTGCAGGTCGCGAAAAACCGGCTGATGGCGTCTTCGGCCTACCAGGGTGCATCCTACGATCACCCGTCCTTTGCCAAGTGGCGGCCGGGCACCTGGTCCGGTCAGTCGGCGCTGACCTGGTCACGCTCCGAGCTCGTCGACCGGCTGAACGACGTGGCGCGCAATGACGGCTGGGGTGCCGCCGGCACGTCGCGCCTCGTCGACAACATCATCGGCTCCGGCTGGACGCTTGCTGCGCGGCCGAATCACGTTTCGCTCAACATGACGTTTGAGCAGGCGGAAGAGATCGCCGACAAGATCGAGGCCTTGTGGCGCGATTACACGCAGGACGTCGACAAATGGTGCGACGCCGAGCGAACCAAGACCATGGCCGGCGTTCTCGGCCTTGCCGCGCGCCAGCGGTTCGGCCCCGAGGGCGAGGCCTTCGGTGTCATCGTCTGGCAGGATCATGCGCCGCTGTTTCAGACGGCAATCCATGTCGTCGATCCGGCCCGGTGCTCCAATCCGAACGGCCGCATGGACGAAGAGTTCCTGCGCGACGGCGTGGCCATCGACGGTTACGGCGCGCCGGTCGGCTACCACTTCCGCAAGTCGCATCCAGGCGAATTCTTCGCCGGGAATACCGGCATGTGGCATTGGGAGTACGTGGATCGGGAGACCGAATGGGGGCGCCCGATCGTTGTTCACGCCTATGAGCAGAAGCGCGCCGGCATGACTCGCGGTGTTTCCGACTGGGCTCCGGTGATGCGGTCGATCAAGCAGTCGACCGATTACGAGGACTATGAAAGCCAGGCGGCAATGCTGAACGCCGTCATGGCCGCCTTCATCGAAACGCCCTTCGATCCGGAAGAGATGATCGAGGCGATGGGCGCGGATTACGGCAATGACGGTATCGCCAAGCTCTTCGGCGAAATGTCGGCCGCGCAGAAAGCCTATTACGGCGCCGCACCGATCGATCTGCCCGGCGTCCGCATCAACACGCTGCAGCCCGGCGAAAAGGCGACGCTGACGAAGCCGGAGCATCCGAATGCGAACTTCGAGGCTTTCGTCAATGCGGCACTGCGCAAGGTCGCGAGTGCGATCGGCGTCACCTACGAGCAGCTCACCATGGACTGGAGCCAGGTGAACTATTCCTCGGCACGCGCGGCACTCCTCGAGATCTGGCGCGGCTTCACCGCCAAGAAGGGCGGTTTCGCCTCGCAGTTCATGGCGCCGATCTACCGGGCATGGCTTGAGGAGGTGTTCGATAAGGGCCTGATCGAGCTTCCGGCGGGCGCCGTTCCTTTCGAGCAGAACCCGGCAGCCTGGTGCCATGCGGACTGGATCGGTCCCGGCCGAGGCTGGATCGACCCGCTGCGCGAGGCGCAGGCCGCCAGCGAGCGGCTCGCCGGCAACCTGACGACGCTCCAGCAGGAAGCGGCCGAGCAGGGGCGGGACTGGAAGATGGATGCGCAGCAGCGCGCCCGGGAACGTGCATTTTACGAACGGCTCGGCCTCGATCCGGACCCGGGCAAACCCGAAGCCAGATCGCAGGCGAGTGCCGCTCCGCCAGCCGAGCCCGGCGACGAGACCGAGGAAGAGGTCAAGGGCCGGACTTCGGCGCGTCGGCATCCCGCCGGCATTCCGAGCATCTCCAGAAGGAAATCGGCATGAGGAACTATCCCGAAATCGCCAGTCGGATGTTCGGCACGCCCCTGATGCTGCATCCTTCAAAGGGCGACATCATTGCGCGGGCTTTCGGCCCGCGCGTTCTCGGCCAACCGGACGCCAGCGCCCATGTTGTCGGCGGCGAACAGATGGGGCTGGTCGGCGATCCAATGGCAGAGTGGGCCGACGATCGCGATCTGCGCGAGCAGAACGGCATCGCGTTCATCGATATCGAAGGCTCGCTGGTCAACAAGGGAAAATGGATCGGCAAGTCATCCGGCCTCACGAGCTACGAAGGCATCATTTCTCAGGCGAATATGATCGAGAAAGATCCTTCGGTCCGTGGTGTGATCTACGAAGTCGATTGCTTCGGAGGCGAAGTGACCGGTGCGTTTGACTGCGCCGAGCGGCTCTATGAGTTGTCGCAGGTGAAGCCCACCATCGCCGTTTTGACCGACCATGCTTGCTCGGCCGGCTATCTGCTCGCCTCTGCAGCCCGGCAGCTGGTCATACCGCAGACCGGTATTTGCGGCTCGATCGGCGTCATCTCGATGCATGTCGACATGAGCGCCTGGCTCGCGAAGGAAGGCCTGAAGGTCACGATCCTCAAGGCCGGAGCGCATAAAGCCAACTTCAATCCCTATGAAGCCATCCCCGACGATGTGCTTCAGCAGGAATTGGCGGAGCTCGAGGAGCTTCGCGTCGAATTCGCAGCGACCGTCGCGCGGTACCGCGCCGGCCGGCTGACACAGCAATCCGCTCTCGCCACTGAGGCGCGGGTCTACCGTGGACAGAAGGCGGTTGATGCCGGCCTCGCCGACGCGGTTGCACGCCCTTCGCAGGTTCTCGAAGCCTTCGAAGCTGAACTGGGCCGGACAGCCGGCTAACCCCAAACATCAACTGGAGATGACGATGTCGAACTTGACGCGTAGCAACGCGCTCACGCGGAGCGTGCTTGCCGCAATCAGCGGCAGGAAGGGCTCCCGGCTGGAAGACGAACGGCCGGAAGACGAGGAAGTGATCGAAACCGAAGAGGAGGACACCTCCGCCGAGGATACCCCTTCCAATCCGGAGAGTGAGACCGAGGAAGAGGACACCAGCGCCGAGGCCGAGGAAGAAGAGGCCGGCGAGGGCAAAACCTCGGCCAGTTCGATCCGCCGCGCCGAGCAGGGCCGCATCCGCTCGATCCTCACCCATCCGAAGGCCGAGGGCAATCCGGGCCTCGCAGCCGAGCTTGCCTTTGGATCGAGGTTCTACTCGGCCAAGGAAGCGGGAGCGCTTCTCTCTTCCGCTTCTGCCGGCGGCTCGCGCCTTGCCGGTCGCATGGCCGGAAAGAGCCCGACGCTCGGCGCCGGCACGCCCGGCGGCGGCAAGGCAACCGAGAAACAGGCGGTGATCTCCACCGTCCGCTCCACCATCCTGGCCAAGCATGGCCGTAGCCAGAAGGATTCCTGACCATGGGAGAAGCAACCTTCGCCCCTAACGATCTGCTCGTTTCCGACGTGCCGGTCATCACCCGCAACATCACCATCGCCAGCGGGCAGAACCTCAAGCGTGGTGCCGTTCTCGGCGTCATTACCGCCTCGGACAAATATGTCCTCTCTGCTGCCGCGGCTGCCGACGGCTCCGAGGTCCCCTCGCTCGTCCTCGCCTTCGACGTGGACGCATCCGCAGCTGATGTCGTCGCCGCAGCCTACGCGAGCGGCGCCTTCGATTCGACGAAACTCATTCTTGGCGCCGGACACACGGCCGCAACCGTCGAGGCCGCTTTCCGCGAGGCAAGCGCTCCCCTCTACGTGCGCGTCCTGAAGTAAGGCCGAGACCGAAAGGGCACCAACATGGAAGAATTGCTCCTCTCCACCGCAGAACTCGTCGCAGTTCTGCCGCCTCGCGATCGCCCGGAAGCATTCCTGCGCGATCGCTATTTCTCGACCACGGTCCTTTCCGACATGGAACAGATCGTCTTCGACAAGATCCTCCCGGATCGCGAACTTGCGCCGTTCGTCCACCCGGACGTTCCCGGCAAGGACTCGGCCAACCGCGGCTTCAAGGCGACCAGCTTCACGCCGGCCTATGTCAAGCCGCAGAATACGCTTCGCCCCGGCGGCAACATGATCCGCATGCCGGGCGAGCCGATCGGTGGACGCAACTCGCCGGCGCAGCGCTACGCCTACAATCTGGCGACCATCATCGACGACCAGGACCAGCGGATCACCCGGCGCGAGGAATTCATGTGCTCGCAGGTTATCCGTACCGGTCAGGTGATTGTCGAGGGTGAGGATTATCCGACGCAGACGGTCAACTTCGGTCGCAACCCCGCGCTGACGATCGCGCTTGCCGGCGCTGCCCGCTGGGGCGAGGCCGGTGTCGATCCGATGGACGATGTCGAAGCGTGGGCGCAGCTCCTCTCCGATACCAGCGGCTTCACCGCTCGCGAGGTCCTGCTCGGCCCGGGTGCTGCGGGTCTCCTGAAGAAGTCGCCCCGGTTCCTCGAGGCGCTCGACAATCGGCGCCAGGATGGCGGCATCATGCAGCTGGGGCCGGTCAGCACCGGTGCGGAGAACAAGTATTACGCGGTTCTCGGCACTATCGGCGAGTTGACCTTCATCCAGTATTCGCAACCCTATTCGGTCGGCGGGGTGCGCAACAACTTCTGGCCGTCCATGGGCGTGGGGATCTTCGATCCCTTCGGCTTCCAGGGGCATTTCGCCTACGGCGCCATCCTCGACAACGCCGCTCTCCTGCCGATGGAGCGCTTCCCGGACATGTGGCAGGAAAGGAACCCGTCGCGAACCATCGTCCAGACGCAGGCAGCACCGCTTCCGATCGCACCGGAGCCGGATGCCAGCCTGTTCGCACTGGTTCGATAATCCCTCCCAACCCGTTTTCATCCGCATATCCGCCGGCTTCCCGCCGGCGGATATCGGGACTTTCAAAGGATGCTCCAATGAGCAAGAAAACCGAGCAGTTCAATGTGACCGTCAAGGTCGGCAAGAAATCCTACGCTCCCGGCGAGCCCGTTCCGATCGGTACAGGCGGGATCACGGCCGAGGAGGCGGATAATTTCCGCAAGAATTTCGGCGCCTTTACCGCCGGCCCCGATGCCAAGGCCGGTCCCGGCTCTATCGATCTCGGCAAGTTTCGCGAGGCCCTGGAGAAGCTTTCAACGGACAACGACAAGCTCTCGGCCGACAATGACCGGCTGACGGCGGAGCGCGACAGCGCGGTCGGCGATCGCAGCACGCTGCTGAAGCAGAACGAGCAGCTCGAGACCGACAATGCGACGCTCGCCGGCGAAGTCACCAAGCTTCAGGCCGAGATCGAAAAGCTCAAGGCTCCGAAATGACGCCGCGTCCCGCCATGTTCGAACGGATGGGGCCGAAGTTCGCCAAGGCCTTCGGCAATGCCGACGCCGTATTCACGGTCGACGGCGTCGCCAGGCCTGCCGTGCGGGTCATCCTGCGAGTGTGGCGGGAAACCGATCTGACGGAGGAGCAGGAGCAGGCCGTCGAAGGCACCACGCATCTGCTTGCCGTGTCCGCCTCCGCGGTGCCCGGTCTCGCCAGCCAGCGCGACAGCGTCTCGATCGGCGGCGTCACCTACCAGGTCATCAACATCGACGACGATGCGCGGGCCATGCTCCGCATCTCGCTTGCCGGAGACATCTGACCATGAAGACACAGGAACAGGAATCGGCCCCGGCCGCCGCGGTCGATCCGATGGCGGACCTCTGCGCGGCGCTGTTCTCGACCGAAGAGGGCGCCAGGAAGAAGACCGCGCGCCAGACCGTCGGCGCCATGACGCAGCGGCCGTGGCCGCAATTGCCGTCGCGGCTTCGCTCGGCGGTTCGCGCCGACATCGGTCGTCAGTTGGACAGCGGCAAGGGCCGCGCCCAGATCCTCGAGGCCGGCTATTCCGCCTCGGTGCTGAACCAGGCGCTTCGCGACCTCGGTCGCTCGGTCGCCTGATGCCGCATCTCCGCAGCCAGATATTCGCGGCTGTCGTCGCGCGCCTCTCCGCCATTCCGGAGTTCTCCGGTGCGGACAAGGTAAAGCGCGGCCGTAAGGGCGCCATCCCGCAGGAGAAGCTGCCGGCACTGACGGTCACCTGGGCCGACAGATCAGAGACCTTGACCGTCCGACCGTCGTCGGGGCCCGCCGGCGAGGACGGTTACGACCGGTCCCTGCCGCTCTCGGTCGTCGTGCACCTGCGGGGCGACGAGCCGGAAGAGGAGTTCGACAGGCTTTGCGTGCTGATCGAGGCCGCGATGGCCTCGGACATCACCTTCGGCGGCCTCGCCATCGAAGCGCTGCTGCAGACCGAGCAGTATTTCGTCAACCCGCAAACCGGCATCTCCCTGCTTGCCGGTTCGCTCAACTACCAGATCGCCTACAAGACGCTTGCCGCCAATCCGGAACAGGCTGCGCTGTAGCGCCACCACTCCCACCAGCAAAAGAGGACTTTGCCATGGCTCTCGGCCGTCAGCTTACGCTTGCCCGCTCCGACGGTGCAGGCGCCTTCGTTTTGGCCTGCATTACCGAACAGCGATCCCTCGAGATCAACAACGAGGAAATCGACATCACCAAACCGAGCTGCACCGATCCCGGCAGCAAGCTCACGCTGGCGCTGATGTACGGCATCCAGTCCATCCGCTTCAGCGGGCAGGGCGCCTTCGTCGATACCGTCACGATGAAGGCGGTAACGGCCGACGCCGTCAACCAGGTCATCACCGAGTATCAGGTCACAGTGCCCGGCGTCGGCACCTTCGAGGGTGATATGCTCGTCTCGATGACCTTCTCGGGCGACAAGACCAACGAGCTGCAGGCGGACATCCGTTGCGCCATGACCGGCGCTCTCACCTTTGTACCTGCCGTCTAAGCCGGAGGAGTTCAATGCTGCCTGCCAATCCACTGCGCGGCGAGGCGGAGGTTCGCATCGGTTCGATCGACTTCCGCATCGCCGTCACCTTCTCCGGGCTCGCGCGTCTCTCCGACGCGATCGGCGCCCGCACGCTCGACGAGCTGTACGGCCGCCTGCTCGGTTTCGAGCCGAAGGCGGTCGCCTGCGCCGTTCGCTGCTTGATCGTGGCGGATGACGAGGATCAGATATCGGCGCTATCGGCGAGGATCCTCGACGATGGCAATATCTCGGCGGCCGACCAGCTCGCCTGGCGCGAGGCGGTCGAAAAGGCGCTTTCTGCGCATATTGCCGCCGGGACAATTAGGCGGGACGAGCGGGCGGCAACGCAGATCGCAGGAGACGCTGTCCTGGGAAAGCCCGTAAGCCCCTCCTGATCAAGGATCATCTCAAGTCGCTGTACCGTATCGCCACGAACCCGAAGATGCTCGGCTGGTCGCCCGAGACCTTCTGGAAGGCGACGGCGGCCGAATTTGAGATGACCGTGGAGGGGCTTTCCGGGAATGTCCGTGGAGGGCCGTTTATTTCCCGCGAGGAGGTCCGGCGCATTGCTGCGGAGCACGGCGTGCGGCCCTCGCTCAAGGCCAATCCGAATGCGCGGACGATTGGTACGTGAGGTGTCAACAAACCTGTGGATAACTTCCGTGTCGGATTTTGCCACGATTATGGAAGTATCCCCTTGGAATATTGCAACTTTCCGCTGATTAAAAATCAGCTGCATGAAAGAAAAAAGGCAATTGGATCAGCGATTTGCGCTTCCGACCGTCCGACACATGAGCTTACCCGGCGTGCCTTGCCCAACCGGCACCTTTCCTGACAGCCTCTGCGTGCGTTCAACGAAGCAGGAGGTCAGAAAGAAGCTAAGGGTCTGATTTGTTCTTTGGACTCGCCGGGCGGGTAGCTGAAGCGAGGAGCCTTTGCCGCAAGCGGTCGACGTCACTGAGGATCGTCAAAAGCTCGTGTTCATCGATTTGCCCGATCGTAGGCTCGGCGCTCTCAGCCTGTTCCGGATACATGAGCTCAAGCGTTGAGATGATTTCTGTGTTCATTGAGCGGCCATTTCGTTCTGCCGCAGCCCTGATGCGATCACGAAGCCCATCGGGCATTCGTACCTGAAATCGCTCCGCAGTTTGGCTTGGATATTTGGTCCGCTCGCTCATAGCAATGTGATGGCAACTTGCAATCAAATTTGCAATGGATGCTACTTGCATCCATCTGCAAGTTGTGTCAGAAAATTGATGGCAAGTTGCACTCATGGAGATATCATGAAAGGCGAGAGGAAAGTGCCGATACAACTTCGGCTGCCGCCCGATCTAAAGCAGTTCATTGAGGCGGAGGCTGAAAGAAATGCGAGTTCGCAGAACTCGGAAGTTGTGCGTTGCGTCCGCGAACGGATGGAGCGGCTAGAAAAGGAAAAAGGCGAAGCGCCTGCGGCCTAGGAACCACTCGCTTCGCCTTTCCCGATATCAACAAAGGCTCATTGATATGACTGAGAATCTAGAGCATGCCGTTGTGAAACGCAACGGTGACCAAACCATAATGCTTACCCGCCGCGCCGCGCTGTTCGGGGCCACTGTTGCCATGACTGCTGCGGCCACCCCATTGGCGACAGCTGGCGAGAAGCTTCCTACGCGCGAGGAAATGGAAGATTACTTCCTATTCCTTTGGGCAGAGCACCGCCGAGTTGCCGAGGAGCTCGGCATCGACGTGTTTGACCATCTGACTTTTCGGGTGCGGGGCGGCCAGGCTCGGTATGAGGATGCCTGTTCGTCCCCAGCCTCTACGCGTGCCTTGAGGGTACTTGCACAGACCGGCTTGGCGGCCTGAAACGTGCGGCGAGGGTCAAAAACTCTCCTTTGATCCGTCCTCGTATAAGACCGCCTTCACGCAGGTGGCGGTCTTTACGTCCTGCTTCCGCAGCGTGAGCAGTCTGCCAAATAGATGGTCGGACCAAGTTCGATACTCAGTGTATTCGCCACCTGCGGGAATAATCGCATCTGGTCCTACTGGAAGCGCGCCGATCGGTTCATCCAGAGCGTCGTAGAAGTAGGCTAGGCCTTGCAGCATTCGGATCTGCTTCGGTGCGTTTGATTTAAAGCGCACTGTAATTTCGACGTTACCTTGAGACGCCTGTCCAACCGACCAATCGGTGATACTGAGCATCGTGGCATTACAGCCGGCGGCCTTCGCTTCCGCTGCAGCAAACACCGATAGTATCAAAAACAACCTGAGCATGCGCCCTCCCTATCTGCGGCGGAGCGTAGCGTTTTTTCTTTTTTCCGCAACGAGGCACCGATGAGCCGTCCCGATATTCCAATCACCATCTCCGGCGACCCGAGGGGCTTCCAGTCCGCGCTCGCGCGGGTGCGGGCGCTCTCGAAGACGACCGCGACCGACATCGCGGCCTCGTTTGGGCGGGTGAAGAGCCTTGCTGGGGGCGCCGCGGGCCTCATTACCGGCATTGTTTCCGCCTCGACGGTAGCAGTCATTAGGGATGCTGCGGGTGCTATCGCATCCATTGGCGATGAGGCGAGGCGGGCCGGTCTCGATGTCAAGAGCTTCCAGGAACTGAAGTACGTAGCCGAGCAGAACCGCGTTGGCGTCGACGCTCTGACGGACGGGATCAAGGAACTGAACCTCCGCGCCGACGAGTTCATCGTCACCGGCGGTGGGTCGGCGGCCGAGGCCTTCCAGCGGCTTGGCTATTCCGCAGAGGACCTGAAGCAGAAGCTCGAGGAACCGGCCGAGCTTTTCACCGAAATCATCGGCCGGTTAGGCGATCTCGATAAGGCGGCGCAGATCCGCATCATGGACGAGATATTCGGCGGTACCGGCGGCGAACAGTTCGTGCAGCTGATCGAGGCGGGCGAGGCCGGTATCCGCGACACGATCAAGGCAGCCAATGACCTCGGTATCGTACTCGACGAAAAAATGATCGAGCAAGCCGAGGAGATCGACCGGCAGTTTAATGCGATTGCGACCACGGTTGGGACAAATCTCAAGGCGGCCATCGTATCTGCCGTCGCCAGCCTGGGGCAATTCATCGACAGCTTCAATGAATTCGAACGACAGCAGACAAATACGCTCGAGGAACGCCAGAAGTCCCTCATGAGGGAAAGGAGCGAAACCTACCGGCAGATCCAGGAGGCGACACAGGAGCGGATTGCTCTCGGTGAAACCGGCGCAGGCGGAATGATCGATCAATCGATCAGTGAACTTCAGGCCCACATGGACAAGCTGAACGAGGAGGAGAACAGGATTATCAAAATCCTGAGCGATCGAAACTCCCCGAGGCCTGCTCCTCCCGAACGGAAGTGGGAGCCGATCACCCCGCCGGATGATGACGAAAAGGGCGGCGGCGGCCGCTCAAAGAAGATCTCGGAGGCGGAGAAGGAAAAGAAGGCGATCGACGATGTGATCGCGTCGCTGCGCGAGGAGCTGGCGATCATCGGCCTTACCGACATCGAGCGGGAACGAACGATCGCCCTCCGCGAAGCCGGCGTTGAGGCGACCTCGAAGGAAGGCCAGCAGATCTCTGCACTCATCGACGAGAAATACCGCCAGCTCGCGGCCGAGGAGGCGCTCGCCGAGCAGTATGAGCGCAGCGAGGAGGCGGCTGAGCGGATGGGCCAGGTCCTCGACGATCAGCTCATGCGCATCGTTGACGGCAGCATCGACGCGAAGGAGGCGATCGCTGCGCTGCTCACCGAGATCATCAATGTCCAGACGAACGGGAAGGGGCTTTTCGGTTCACTGTTCAGCGAGTTCTTCGGCGGCGGAGGCGGTATCGGTTCCAACTTCGTGCCGACCACGACCCTCGGCGGCTTCCTCGGCTACGGCGGTGCGCGCGCCGGCGGCGGCGATGTCTCACCGGGTCGCATCTACCGCGTCAACGAGTACGAAGAAGAGTTCTTCGCTCCGACCAGTCATGGCCGGATCATCGCGCCGAGCAAGCAGTCTGGAGCGTCGGCAGAAGGCGAGGGAGGCGGCCGCACCGTGGTCGAGATCGTACTGAGCAAGGATTTGTTCGCCAGCATCCTCGAGCAGACGGGTGATCAAGCCGTGCGCCTGATCCATCGCAACGAGGAGGCGCGTGCCAACTATCGCCAGAACGGCGGAGAAGATTTCTGATGGCCTTTCTCATTTCGCTCCCGAGCGTTGTTTACGGCCAGGTCAGTTTCGACCCGGTGCGTATCCGCGACACGAACCGCATGGAAGGCAGGCGGACCGAGACGGCCTATTCCGGCACGCCTTACTGGATCGCCTCCTATTCGGCGTCGAAGTTGACGACGGCCGAAGCGGCGCTGTTCGACGCCTTCAATATGGATGCAAACGACGGCGGTGTAATCGCCGGCTACGATGCGCATCGGCCGCGACCGATCGCCTATCAGGGCAGCAACCCTCTTTCCGGCGTAAAGGCCGGCGGCGGGGCTTTCAATGGGGACGCGGTGCTGCAGTCGATTACCGACGGCAACACGATCGTCGTTTCGGGACTGCCAGCCGGGTTTAAGCTGGGGCGCGGCGATTATGTCGAGGTCCGGAAATCGACCTTCGTGCGATCGCTGCATCGGATTACGCAAGCCGCGACGGCAAGTGCGGCCGGTGTGGTGACCCTGAAGATCCGCTTCGCGCTTAACACGCAGGTCTTCACCCTGCCATGCACCGTCCATTTCGAGAAGCCTTCCTGCATCATGGAAATGGATGCGGGAAGCTTCAGCATGCCGAAGACCTGGCCGAACTATAATGTCCAGTTTACCGCAACGGAGTTGTTCCTCCCATGAGCGTGCTATCGACCGAGGTCGAGGACCTGATCGAGAGCGGCGAATTCGCGATCCTCGATCTGATCCGCTTCGATCTGCCCGGCAAAACGGTCGGCTACCACCGCGGCGGCCGCAAGTTCACCTATAATGGCTTGGTGTATCTGCCGAACCGGTTCCTGCAGCCCGGCGACATGGTGAGCGCCGTGGGCGTGGCCGTGACCACGCGCACCATCGTCTTCTCCAACATACCGGTGACCGATCCTGAGGACGCGGTCGCGAGGATCGAGGAGTTCAACTACCAGAACGCGCCTGTCATCATCACCTCGCTTGCCGGCGAGCCGAACACGAGCAACGTCGTCGGCATCCTTGTGTCGACGATCTACGAGATAGACCAGGTGCGCTACAATGAAGGCGCGGTCTCGGGGTTCGAGCGAACGCTGACGATGATGATCGACCTGCAGCCGCCGGGACGCTCGGCGCGGGGCTCAACTGGCGTCAAGCGCTCGCAGGCTGAGCAGCAGTTCGACAATAGTCCGACCGACACGGGCCTCGAGCACGTGGCGACGAATGCGACCATCCCCGAGGAATGGGGACAGGTTTCGCGCTGATTTTGATCTAAATCATAGAGTATAGAACGGCTACGGAACGCTTGGGGGACAAAGCGGGTCCGCCTGCTGCCGTCCATACCGCTACCTCAGAGGCAGCCCATGAACCGCTTCCGCATCGTTGAAGCCACGCTCGCGCGTGAGCTTGCGAAACCCTATGCCTATGGCTCGGCCGATTGCTTCATGCTCGGCTGCGCCTTCATCGACGCGCTGACGGGCTCGTCAGTGGCCGAGAGGTATCGCGGCGCCTACCGCACCCTTGCCGGCGCGCAGCGAGCGCTGCGCCGGCGCGGGCACGCGTCGCTGGTGAGCTTCTTCGCGGCCGAGCTCGCGCAGGAGCCGATGGGCGGGGCGGAGGCGAGGCTTGGCGATGTTGTCATCCTGCGCCTTTCTGACGGCGCCGAGCATGTCGGCGTCTGCCTGGGCGGCCGTTTCGTGACCAAGACCGAGCGCGGCCGGAGCGATCACGCTCTCGCCGACGTCATTGCAGCCTTTCACCTCGGATAACCTGACATGGCAATCTTCACCTCTATTGCGACGGCTATCGCCGGTGCGCTGTTCGGTGGCTCTGCGCTCGCTGCCAGCCTCATTGGCGGCGCGCTCGCCTTCGGTGCGAAGCTGGCGATCGGCAAACTCGGCCAGCAGAAGCAGCAAAAGGGGAAATACACGGCCGTTCAGGGCGAGATCCAGTTCGGCGGCGACGTGCCGGTCGGCACGCTCTACGGCGTCGGCAAGACCAAGGGGCAGCGGACCTTCTATGCCAAGTGGGGCAGCGGCAATAAATGGAATGCCGAAGTCTTCGTGCTTGCGAATGGCTGGTGCGACGGGCTGGAGCCCTACGTCTATATCTATGGCGAGAAGAAAGCGCTCGTGTCCCGGCCGGTGATCGGCAATGAGGTCGCGAACTATCATATTGACGGCTTCGTCAACGGATCTGGCGACCCGGTCCTGACGATCCGCTTCTACGATGGCAGGCCGGGCCAGCTGGTCGACCAGAAGCTGGTCGACGTCACGGCGGCCCTCGGCAACAAGTGGAAGAGCACGAGCGTCAATGCCGGCATCTGCTATGTCGTCGTCGAGCGGATCTATAGCGACAAGCTCTTCGGCTCGAAGGGCCGACCGGAACTTGAATTCGTGCTGCGCGGGCTTCGCGAATACGACCCGCGCAAGGATTCGACGGTAGCCGGCGGCTCCGGGCCGCAGCGGCTCGGCACGCCCTCGACCTGGGTGCACACGAAAAACCCGGCCGTTCACCGCCTCAACTATCAGCTGGGTCTGCGCGCGCTCATCTCGGGCCGCACGCTGATCGGCGAGGGCAAGAGCCTCGGCCAGATCGATCTCGCCACCTATTTCGTGGCGATGAACGTCTGCGATACGCTGCGGGCGAACGGCAAGAAAACCTATGAGTGCTCGTTGTTCGTCAGCGGCGACGACGATCACACCGAGGTGTTGAAGCAGTTCGACGATGCGATGGCAGGCTACGGCCTCAACCGCCGCGGCCTTTCCGGCGTCATTCCCGGCGCGCCGCAGATCCCGGTCAAGGATCTGACCGCAGCTGACATCCCGATCGACCGCGCCAAGGACGTGCAGTTCCGGCCCTCGGCCTTCGAGCGCTTCAATCACCTTTCCGGCCAGTTCACCTCGATCGAATCGATGTGGAACCCGGAAAGCCTGAAGCCGGTCTATGTGAACGCGGACATCGCCGCCGACGGCCGGAACAGGCAGGCGAGCATCGATTTCCTGCAGGTGACCGATCCGGACATTGCGCAGTATCTGCTCAACATCCGCTATCGGCAGAACCGCATGGGCGGCAAGGCGACGGTTCCCGTCAGCCGTCGCTTCGGCCTTGCGGTGCAGGAAGGCGAATGGATCACCTGGCGCGGCAAGAGCTGGCTTATCAGCGAATGGCGGGCCGACGATCGGCTGCGCATCACGCTGGTGCTCTCCGAGACCAGTGCTTCGATCTATGACGACGCCGGTATTGCGCCTGGCCCTATCGTCATTCCGCCGACGCCGCCGATCAACCCGTCGCTGCTGTCGACCGTGCAGAACTTCAATGTTGCCGTCGGCATGATTAACGGCGTGCAGGGCTACGACACGCCGGCACTAGTCTTCACCTGGACCCCGCCGGACGATCCGACAATCACGGCGGTGCGCTTCTCCTATCAGATCGAGGGCACGACGGAGCTGTTCGAGGATCAGTGCACCTCGCCTGAGGACGGCTTGTTCCGCACCACGAAGAACGTCGTTTCCGGCAAGGTCTACAATGCCCGGGCGACGATCACGACGGTGCCCGACCGGCTGCGCACCTATACGCCGTGGATGACGACGGCGCAGCCGACCGGCTTGCAGACGCTGCTCACCGGCCTGCAGCAGCTGCAGGACGACGCGTTGAACCGCTTCAAGGAACTGCAGCAGGAGATGGATGACTTCTTCCGGCCGCGGCTGGTGGAGTTGCTGGATGCGTTCTCGCTCGAAGGTGCAGTCGGGCAGATCGAGCGCCAGCAGATCGTTGCCTCCATCGGTGACGCGTTGGCGCAGATCACCGAGGAGCGAAGGGTCCGTGTTTCCGAGAACGAGGCGACAGCGCAGCTGCTCACGTATCTGCAGGCGAGCCTCGGCACGACCAACGCTCGGCTGGTCACTGAGGAGACGGTGCGCGCGACGGCCGACAGCGCTCTAGCCAGTTCGATCACCACGCTCGACGCTGAGGTCGATGGCAATCTGGCCCGATTGATCGCCGAGGAGACAGCGCGCGCTGATGGCGACGGTGCACTTGCCACGAGCATCAGCGGGGTGAGCGCTGATTTCAACGGGCGCTTTGCGCAAGGCCTGGTGAAGTTCGAAGCGGTCGCGGCGCCGACCGGCGTCGATGCGCGTTTTTCGGTGTTGCTCCGGGCTGGAACCAGCCAGAGCTTCAAAGTGTCGGGCTTCTATGTCGAGCTTTACACCGAGGGCGGCGTGCAGAAGTCGCGCATGGCCGTGCAGGCGGATCAGTTCCTCGTCACGTCGGGAAACAGCCGCCAGTACCCGATGGTCTTCGAGAACGGCGAGCTGAAGCTTGCGATCGCCAATATCGGGACGGTCAACGCCGGACTTCTTCAGTCACTGAACGGCAAAATGAAAATCAACCTCAACACCGGCACGATCGAGATCTTTAGCTGATGGTCCGCACAATGATAGGCGTCGACTCTACCGGCGCAGGCTGCCTCAAAATCACGAAAAACGACGCCGACGATCCGCGCACGACGCCGGACAGTCAGCGGTCGAAGTTTCTCTACAATTCCAAATATCTCAACATGGAAGTTGCGGACATCGCGGTTTGCAATACCTTCGGCGGGAGCGGAATTCGCACGACGCCAGCCGGGTCAACACGAAGCAATTTTGAGACGCTGGAATTTGGCGGTTCCGGTGAAAGCATCTGGATTTATGACAAGTCATTCTTCCCGAAGCTCCGGTACAACGTGCCGCTGTTTGATTGGAAACAGCGCAAGGGCAACGGCAGCATCCGCTATAACCAAAATATGGTGGATTGGGAGGACAAGGGAAAATACCGGTCCGGACGCGGCGGCTCCTATTTCACCGGCAACCGTGACCAGGGAAGCTGGCTGATTAACGCAAGCGAATACCCGAACGGGACGAGCTGGAGTTCCGATTTCTGCACCGCTGTGTTCATCGATCAGCAAGACGATATCGACGCATTCAACCCTTTCTCTACCCGCTACCGCCGCCTCGTCGTTTGGGACCTCCCCGGAGATAACACGCCGATCGCCGACGCCCCTAACCTGGCGCCGAACGGCACCAAAACCATCCGGATCGCCAACAATGCCATGAAGATTGCAAAGCCGGGGTATAGCGTCGATGCCGCGACTTACGCGCAGCTTGCATTTGACAGCACTCGCTTGCCGGTCAAAGTCATTAGGGCGGCCGACATCGCTCTTCCGTCCGGTCAATCGTTCTATGAGTGCGGATTTCCCGTCACGGATAATGTTGCGCTAGACGTGCACTTCTACACGGGCTCAACGATCATGTATCCGAACAATCCCGTAAACCTAAAATTCGGGGCTGAATATTGGTTCGACGGGACGAAGATTTATTTCGATGCGACGCAATCAATGCGCGCTCGGTTCATGTTGTATCTTGAGGATAATAGCGCGCCTACGTCCGGGACGTATAACGTCCTTCGGCAATTCAACGACGGAACACAAGACGTCGTGCAATTCCTCAGACCCGGGGCCGCCAATCCCCCCTCGTGGGCGGACATCATCATTGATACTCGCTGGCCGCAGGTGCAAATCCTGGCGGAGGGCTATTTCAACGTCACGTCAGGGAACGGCAACGTTGTCGATATCCCCTTCGACGGCGCGGGCATGTTCCCGATGGTCAAATACATGACCTACCACGGCGGCGGGAGCAACTTTGCCACCAACTCGTCATGGCAGAACCGGGTGCGGATGCCTTTCCTGGACATCCTGAAATTCGGTTATCAGGGGCAATCTCACACCGGCAACAGCACCTACTGTGAATTGACGGCGAACAACGCGCGGTTCCGCACCTTTCGCGGCAATGTCGGCGACTACTACGAAGACGATAATTTCGAGTGGCAAACTGACGGCGCCGATCCGCCGTTAGGCATCCGCTATTACATTTTCGGCATCCCAGCTTAGGAACCTCCTGACATGACGATACCCTATGTAACGGGCACGGTTTCCGTGACCGCCGGCAGCGCCGTGGTGACTGGCACCGGTACCGCCTGGGCCACGGCGTTGATTGCCGGCGGGCTCTTCGGCCTCGACAGCAGCAACGGCAACCCCGTGCCAATCCTCTCCGTTGATAGCGACACCCAGATTGCGCTGGCGAAGCCCTGGCGAGGCACTACGGCGGCCGGACAGGGCTACTGGATTGTCCGCGACACGGCCTATCTGCAGCAGCAGACCGTCAATGCCCAGGCGCTCTCGACCTACATCCAGCGGCTCGACAATGCGACTCTGACGGCCTTGGCCGGCCTCACGCCGGCCGCTGACAAGTTCGCCTTCTTCACTGGCGCGGCCTCGGGTGCTCTAACCGGCCTCTCGGCCTTCGCCCGCACTCTTCTCGACGATGCCAACGCCGCAGCGTTCTATGCCACGCTCGGGGAGCTTCCGAGCGCGCAAACTCCCGATCGGCTGAAGGGGGCCCCGCCAACCATCCTGACGGACGCTAACGACGCTTTAGACTCCGGCTTCTATCGGGCGAGTGCGTCGACGGTTAACATTCCTGAGGGTGCACAAGGCGCTATCATCGTCTCCCAGGTACTGCCTGGCTCCGTTACTCAGATCTACATTCGATCTTCCAGTGGTCGCGTCTATTCCCGAACCTCAATCGCGGGCACTTGGGGAGGCTGGGTCCGGCAGGTCGGTTTCAGTGACATTCTCGGATCAGTCTCACAATCCGGTGGCGTACCAACGGGATCGATCATTGAACGCGGCAGCAATGCTAACGGCGAGTATGTGCGGTTTGCAGACGGAACACAGTTATGTTGGAAAGTGAATGCGGTCACATCCGGTCCAGTAGACAATCCGACAGGAAATCTTTGGGTTTCCGCGCTGGTGAGCTGGACTTTTCCGATATCATTCTTGGGCTCAGCAAATAGCATGGCGCACCGAGCGGGGTCATCCTCCAGATGGACAAGCGGGGTAGGCACCACAAGCACAGCCGCGTCGATAAGGGTTTTCAGTACCGCTTCAAATACGTCCGATCTTGGAGTGGACATGGTAGCGATAGGAAGGTGGTTCTGATGCACGTCAATCTCTCTCCGCAGCGCCGCGACGATGCGCTGACGGTCACCAAGTCCGGCGATGTTCTCACCATCAACGGACATGCCTTCGATTTCTCTGGCCTGCCGGATGGCGCCGTCATCCCTGCCGGCGAGGTCCCATGCGAATGGATCGTCGGCCCGGTCGAACGCGTCGCCGGCGAGCTGCAACTAACGCTGATCCTGCCGCACGGTGCAAACCCCTCTCAGGCCGTTGCCTTCCCAGCGCCGATCGTCGGTCCGCTGGACGGCACGATCGCGTTCCCGGTTGATCCTGCGCCGATCGCCGATACCATTGAAGAGGAGCCCGCCAATGTGGACGGTTGATCTGTCGAAGGTCGTCACGGCCGAGCAGAAGGCGGCGGAAGCCCGTGCGGCACTGCAGGTGCAATACTCCGCCGCCATCCAGGCGCATCTCGATGCCAAGGCGCGCGAGCGCCAATATGACGGCATCCAGACCGCCATCACCTATCGAGGCGATCCAAACCCGCAGTTCTCGGCCGAGGGCGATGCGCTCTTCGCCTGGCGTTCAGCGGTGTGGACCTATTCCACGGCCGAACTGGTGAAGGTGCTCGCCGGCGAACGACCGCAGCCGAGCGTCGAAGAGTTCATCGCCGAGCTGCCGGCGTTCGAATGGCCTGCCTCCACATCTTTCTACGATAGTCCGGAATTCGATCCGGGCACACATGGCTCAATCTAGCTTCGCATCCCCCTGATCCGGTCCGGATCGTTTTCTCTCCCCTAAAAGGAAAATCAGATGGATAAGACCGTGCCTCCCGGCGCGGCGATCCTGCTCGACTTCATCCGTGAAACGGAAGTCGGGCGGAGCGACCGCGCATCCTATGACGTGATCTACGGCCATAACCAAGCCAAGCTCACGCAGCCGCTGACGACGATGACCTATGGCGAAATCGTCGACGCCCAGAAGGGCTGGTCGAAGCGGTTCGGCTCCAGCGCCGCCGGCGGCTACCAGTTCATGCGGGCGACGCTGATCGATCTCGCAAAGGCGGTCCACTCGATCAGCGGCACTGACCGCTTCACGCCCGATCTGCAGGACCGGCTCGGATACCGGCTGCTCGTGCGGCGCGGCTATCCGGAATTCATCACCGGCAAGATCAGCCTCGTCCAGTTTGCCGAGAACCTCGCCAAGGAATGGGCGTCCTTTCCGGTGCTGGTTTCGTGCAAGGGGGCGCATCGCGATCTGAAACGCGGGCAGAGCTACTACGCCGGCGATGGGCTCAACAAGGCGCTGGTGAAGCCGGAGAAGGTCGAGGCGGTGCTTAAGCAGATCCTCGATGTGGCGCGCCGGCCGCATGAGGTCGACAGCGAAGCCGAGCCGCTCGAAACGCCCGTGCCGTTCCCCACGCCCAAGCCGCCGCGCAAGCCGGTGCGCAAATCCGGCCGCTTCTGGACATGGCTGCTGACGGCCGGCGGCACGATCGTCACCGGGCTCAAGGAACTGAACCTGGTGGCGCTCGACTGGCGGGTGCAGATCGCCATCCTCGTCGTCATCGTCGGCTTCGCGGTCTACGCGATCACCTCCATGCCGGCGGTGCGCGGCGCCCTGGGGCTGAAGTGATGGTCGATTGGCCGAAGATCCTCGGCGGCGTGCTCGTGCTCGCCGCCGTCACCTGGGTCATCGTCGAGATCCGCGAGGACGGGGCCCGATCCGAAAGAACCGCTATCGAAAGGCAAAACAATGAAGCGGCGAACCGCGCTCATGCGAAGCGCACTGATTACGATTCCTGCCTTTCTGCTGGTGGGCTGTGGAACTTCGGGGCCGGGGAGTGCGACGGCCCTCAGAAGCATCGTCGGAATTGACCTGATCGGCGCGCGCGGCGCGACGCCGGAAGATCAGCGGAAGATCGACCGGACCGTCGTCGGCGTCTGCGCCGCGGCGGTCTGGACGGAAGGGGAATGCGCTAGGCACGGGGAAGGGCGCTGAATGTCGCAGAAATATTCGTCTTTGATCGAGCTTCTCAATGCCTGGTTTGGAGGTGCGGCGACGACCATGATCGGCGCGCTGGTCGGCCGTCTGATGTGGCACACGAACGAAGTCCGGAAGATGCGCCGGAAGTTCTTCGGTAAGGAGCTTCTCTGGGAAATGCCGATCGCCGTCGGCATGGCTTTCATCGGCGAGGCCCTGGCGTCGTGGCTGGCGCTCGAGCAACCCATGGCGACAGGATTGATCGCTGCGCTCGCCTATCTCGGGCCGCGCGGGTCCGAGGTTCTGTTCATCCGGTGGTTTGCCGCTAAGGTCGAAAGGTGATCTGTCGAATACCTGGACAAGCCGACTATTCGACGCTCTCAATCTCCTGGAGAGCGTCGATTTCGGTGTGGGTGATCCGGTGTGGTTCAAGCCAGATCACGCGTTCTGCCCAGTCCAGCTCCTGATCAAGGAGCGGGTCGCCTGTTACGGAAACCAAATCCCAGGTGCCCGGCTTCCGACCTTTCCGCAAGAAGCGTAGAAGTGTCCTGCCCGCACTCGTGCGCGCAATGCAAAGCTCGTCAACGAGGTCATCATTGGGTTTTCGCCGGCGCCTTGAGATGAATGCCCACCAGCCATCGCGGATCGCGCCCATCGAATAGCCTCTAACGGAAAAAGCGGCCGCGTCTTGAGCGTCGAACGCTGCCGGGCTCATCATCTTGTTCATGCCGAACCTCCGGGAATCTGTGGAACCGGCGTAGGCCTGCCGTTGTTCTCCTTTCGTTCTTATATTATCTGGCTGTTATGGTCGAGACGATCGGAGAAGCATTTAGCCAAGGTTGGCAGTTGCGGGCGCGATGCGCGTACGGCAATCGCGAAGGCATGAAGTCCGTTCGCCGGTGCACGTGGACCTATGATCTCGACATGCTGACGCTGGTCGCGACGCGCGGCCGTGATTTCCCGATGGCAATGCTTTCCAGCCGACTCCGCTGCCCGCGATGCGGGTCGAGAATGGTCTCGGTCGTCTTCATGCCACCATCCGAAGGAGACAGGCGCCGAGGGGCTGCGTGAGGCGATAACCAATTGTGCAGCTTTTGCTGTAGCACGCGCTGCGCTACGATCAGCGTCGTGGCAAGAAGAACAACGAAGAAATCCGAGGCACCATCCTCCGATCCTATGCCGGCGCGCGTCGATCCCTGTCTCGCGATGCTCGTCGACAAGCCGCCGAAAGGCCCGGACTGGGCTTTTGAGGTGAAGTGGGACGGATATCGAATTGCCGTCCACATCGAACCCGGACGGGTGCGGATACTCACGCGCGGCGGCTACGACTGGACCGAAAGATTTCCCTCGATCGCTGACGACGCTCGCCGGCTTGCAGTGAAAACGGCCATCCTCGATGGGGAGGCTGTCGTACTCGACGACCAGGGCCGCTCCGATTTCGGCATGCTACAGCGGGCGCTCGGGCGATTGCCCTCGGCAGTCGAAGCCGGCGCCATCGCGTTCTATGCCTTCGACCTCCTCTACCTCGACGGCCGCGACCTTCGTCGCCTGCCCCTGCGCGAGCGGCGACGGCTGCTGGAGCCGCTCGTCGCCGGCCGTGAGGGCGCTGTTCGCCTTTCGGAAGAGGTGCAGGCGGACGGGGAAGAGTTCTATCGCGTCGCCTGCGAGCACGGCCTTGAAGGCATCATCGCCAAACATGCCGAGAAGCCGTATCGCTCCGGCCGCGGCGAATGGTGGCAGAAGATCACCTGCAAACGCCGTAACAGCTTCGTAGTAATCGGCTTTGAGCCGTCCACCGTGCCTGGCCACCTCGGTCGATTGCTGCTGGCAGCACGGAAGGACGATGAGCTTGTCTACGTCGGCGGCTGCGGTACGGGCTGGTCACACGATCTATCGCGTGAACTGCGAAGTCTGCTCCAGGGTATGGTGACGAAAACGCCGGGAGTGAGCCTTAGGCGAAAGAATGCTGTCTTCACTGAGCCGGTGCTCGTCGCAGAGGTCGAATACCGCGCCTGGACCGACGACGGAAAGCTCCGTCATGCGTCGTTCAAGGGCATCAGGCAGCGAGAGGATGATGCGACGGTGTTTGATCTAGCCTGGCTCGAGGTCTGAGCACCTAATTTTTGTTCAAGAAATTGGCCGGAGGATAGCTTCCTCCGGCCATTATGCTGCCCGACCACGGGTGGTCGCGGCTTTCGCCGCAACGGCGGGTTCTGATTGGCGTCACCCCCGCCTGACAATCCAGAAGGATCATTGTCACACCCGCTGCCTGCGCAGGCGCCCGGCGTGTGCCAGAAAAAACGGTCCAACACAATGCAAGAGAATTTTCAGTTCACGGCCGTTCGGCCTGTGTCCCCGCCCGCGGCTTACCTCGGCGGCAAGAAGCAGCTCGCGGCGCGCATCGCCTCGATGCTGGAGCAAATCCCGCACTCGCTTTATGCCGAACCTTTCGTTGGCATGGGTGGGGTCTTCCTGCGGCGATCGCTAATCCCGAAAACCGAGGTCATCAACGACCGCTCTGGCGACGTGATCACCTTGTTCCGGATCCTCCAGCGGCACTATCCGCAGTTCATGGAGGTGATGAAGTTTCAACTCACGTCGCGACGCGAGTTCGAACGATTGGCCGCGACAGATCCCTCGACCTTGACGGATTTGGAGCGAGCTGCCCGTTTCCTTTACCTCCAGCGCCTGGCATTTGGTGGAAAGATCACCGGTCGGTCGTTTGGTGTTGACACAACCGGACCGGCTCGCTTCAATATCGGTCGCCTCGGCATCTTGCTCGAGGAGGTGCACGAGCGTCTCAGCGGTGTGGTAATTGAGAACCTTGACTGGCGGGACTTCATCGATCGCTACGATCGGCCCGGCGCACTGTTCTATCTCGACCCGCCGTACTTCGGGAATGAATCGGATTACGGAAAGGACGCCTTCACGCGCGACCGATTCAAAGAGATGGCGGCGAGGCTTGCCATGATCAAAGGACGTTTTCTGATCTCGCTGAACGATCGGCCAGAGGTCCGGGAGATTTTCTCGGCGTTCCCGATCGCACGCGTCGACCTGACGTACACAATCGCGGGCGGGGCCGGCAGGGAAGTCGGTGAGTTGCTGATTATGGACGGTAAGGAGCCGACGGTGGCGAATCTGCCGATGGCCTAGAGATTTTCGGAGCGAGTGCATCGGCAGATGCCATGCGCTCGCTCAACTGATTCGTTTTCGGGCCATGTGCTCCTTTGCATCTCGTTCCAGTGCTTTGGTCCACGACTCAAGGTTCACCGCTGCTCTATCCGGCATCCTGCCCATGATCCCCCTTGCAGCCGCCTCCGCTTGGCGGCGAAAATGTCTGGTGCACAGTAGAGGCCAGCCTTGCTTGTCCCGGAAATCCAGACCGAGACCGAGTAGTATCGCTACCGCTTCGTCGTCGGTTGCCTCGGTCGTTAAGAACCGCTCCTCATAGGCGTGGTATCGCGCTTCGATTTCCCACCGCTCACGGGACCACTCCGGAAGCGTTGAGTAGTCATCTGGCACTTCAAAACGCGTGTCCCTCTCAGTTATGCCGAAGGTCGTTTTCGCAAGCTCATCAATCAGCAGGGATACTTCGGGTGGAACTCTTCCGCTTCGCGATTGGTATAAAAGGAGCTTGTCTTCCAGCTGCTGGATGCCTGGAAGATCAAGAACTCTGAGCGGGATAGGTGTGGCTTTTGCTTCAACGCTCTTGGCATAGCCGGTTAGTTTCTTCCATTCTTCGTGCCGCTTCTTCATTTTAGGGTCAAAACCTCGAAACATCGGACGTACAATACAATCTGACGAGGAGAAGAACAAAAAAGCAACAGATCAACGCCATTGATATTGGAGGGGTTGTGAATAACGCGGACGGCGTAAGTGAAATCAGGCAGTTGATAAGCGTATGAGCAATCATGGGGGTTGGGCTGCGCCCTAGGCTTGACACCCTTTGAACCAACTGCTGATTGTGTGGATCGATCAACGCCGAGATAGAGATGTCTGAAAGAACAAAGAAATTCTCCGAAGAATTGGATCGCCTGATTTCCGAAGGCGACGCCCTGTATCTGGCAATTCGGTTGGATCATTATGGAAAAGAATTTGAGAAGCAGGTTGAGGCGTCGTTAGGAAACGACAAGACAAAGGCGAAGGAATATATTTCAAAGTTGCCAGATTTCCGAGAGAGTTACCAGAAATGGTATTCAAGGGCTCAGGCGGTGATCAAGCAGGTTATTCCCGATCGGTTGTCAGACTTCAATTCATACTTTGAATATCCGAGGGTGCGTAAAGAAATTACCTTTCAGAACTACATGGTCCGAGATTATCTTCAAGGCCTTAACATTACGCGGAACTATGGACGTGACACCGTGGTGGACGGTTCCGCGGCGATCCCTGAATTCGAACAGCAACTCAATATCGTAAAAGCCGCTAAAGAAACTCTGGATTCCACGCTTATGGATCTGAAGGGGGTTCTGCAGGCGGATCTCTTCGACTCAGAGATCGAGAGTGCCGGCGCGCTGGCAAAGGCAGGATACCTGCGGGCTAGTGGGGCAATTTGTGGAGTCGTTATCGAAAAGCATCTCTCGCATGTATGTAACACGCACGGAATCACCGTCAGAAAAAAGAATCCCGGGATTTCGGATCTAAATCAGCTCTTGCGTGACGGCGGCATAACAACCGTTCCTCAATGGCGGTTCATTCAACATCTTGCTGATATTCGGAATCTCTGTGACCACGCCAAGGGCCGTGAACCAACGAAGGAAGAAATCGATGATCTGGTCGCGGGATCGGAAAAGGTATTGAAGACCGTGTTCTAGGGCCGGCAAGCAGAACAAGGGGCGCGCGGTGACATTCGAGTTTCAACAGGTCGAATACGATGCTCACTACCAGCAGTTCGCGGTGCCATTTCTCATAGAAGGTAACGCCGAAAATAATTGCTATTTCGTCAATCAAGCTAAAGAGAACCACGTTTACGCTGTCAACGACGCTTTGCAGGGACTGCTTCATGACGCCCTGTCATTGTTGGCGCGCGTGAAATTCACGAAGGACGCCGATCACTTCTTTCGATACGGCGTCATGCGTCGCTTGCGCATGGTGATGTCGGCTTTTCGAAGCTTTCAAAGTGTCATCATGCCAGATCGAACCGTTCCCCTCGCGCAAGACCAATCCGACAACGTCTGCCGTGACCTGAACGCGATCTACATCAACATTTTAGGTGTGCTCGATAACTATGCATGGGTGACGGTCCATCAAGCTGGACGCGACTCAACGAAGTGTGCCAAACCGATGTCAATAGGATTATTCAAGCCGGCAATTGCGGACGATCCTGGCCTTAAACCGATCATTGATAGCCTCGCATCGTTCTCCGCATGGGAGCAAGATGTGAAAACGCGCCGGAATCCGGCGGCACACAGAATGCCTCTCTACGTGCCGCCTGCGGCCTTCACTCCGGAGGACATTGGAGAATTTGAGCGATACGAGCTGCTCATGTCCGATGCTGTCCGCAAGGGGGAGTTAGACAAGCTGTCAGATCTGCGTGAGTCGAGTCGGCGCATTGGGAGGCTTGTCCCGCTGTTCCTGCATGATCCAGGTGAGAAGGTAATGGAAATCTACCCAACCCTTCCGCAGGATATTGGTCAGATGGTCAAGATTGGCCGCTTGGTGCAAGACTTTCTGAGGAGCCATGGCCCTGCCATCGACGCTGTTTGAACTTTCGGCCTGCCTTAACAAGGGAGAGGGCGGGGCGCGAAGGAGATCGTAGCCGCCTGCCGTCATGAGCAGCGAGCTTCCGGAAAACAGCGCAGTCGTCTAGCCTCGCTTGACCACTCGCTGATTTCATCCGATCCTAGTTGCATGTTTGCGCTTAAAGGAGGTCTGGCGGTCGCCATTCTGCTGTTGTCCGCAACTAGCGGTTCTGCAGCGGACCTCGCGATTCCAAAGCCTTGCACTTGTAGAAACTGGTCGGGCACCGTTTCTGCCGGAGTATCATTCGAGCAAGAACTTCCCGAAGAAGGGCGTCCGGGAGGTGGCGGCGTTTGCAGATACACGGCCCACTACATCGAAGAGCAAGATTGCCCCTCCGAAGGACGGTGCATTCCGAAGATGAGGATTGCAGGCATTTCCGTCATGTCTCAGGTGCCTGTCTATCGACGTGCAGACTGCAAGCCGGAACTTTTCCCACCTTTCCAGCTTCCATTCATTAGTGGGCATGACATCGGTCCATTTAGAAGCGGATACGTCATTGACACCCACGTCGCCTGGTTTACTCAAAACTTCGATCAAGCTCAGGGGACCGGGCCTCTTAGAGCAGAGGTCAGCCGATTTGGTGTCAGGCTCCAAGGCGTCATCCCCGAGGACGCTACATCGAACATCCCTGGGTCAATCACCGTATCGAACCGCTGGGGTAGACGGACGTTGCGCTATACGATCCGCATAGCGAACTAGGTGATTGCCCTCCGGGGACGAGCTTTTGAAACGCCCATCATGCGCCAACCAACGGGAACGCCTGAAAATGCTGGTAATCTAGTAAATCGGTGGCGCACGATGTAGGGCGCCAAAAGTTTCTATAAATAGCCCGGCGCGCCTCGAACGCGCGACCCAGATTAGGAATGTTGTCGTCAAAGCCAAAAGACCATATCCTGTGGGTTGTATTCAGCAAACATTCGAAGCCCGGGATCGTCATGGCGAAACGCTCGCAATGCATCGAGCACAAAAGTGGGGATGGGCCGCGCGCCTTCAACGTCGAATAGAACGTTAGGCAAGGCGCATCCGTCGCCGAAATCCATGGCGGTTAACCGATCCCCTAGATTCTCCTCCCTTGATCCTGCAATTAGATAGTTCAGGTGTCGAATGGCAATCACCGCGTCCACATTGGGGTATGTTTGTGGTGTACCGTCAGGAGCGCGTACGAAGCTGTTTCTTGTCAGCAATCCCGACCTCTCGTTAACCAATGCAGAAATGGGCTCGTAGATAAAATCGTCCCAGACGATTACCAGCAGAGATGCAGTCCCGGGGTCCTGTCGAAAACCGACGAATTTTCGCTCGCCGTCCCGCAGAAAATCAAGCACCGGGTTGTCTCGCGGCAATGTAACGGCGTCCTCGCCGAGTTGTTCTGCCAACTCCAACGGCACGCCGCCCCGATAAGCAAGCTGGATGCCGTTTGTAGCTCTGGCTCGAATGTGTTCGAGCAACGCTGGGGTTTTCACCTCGACGACCAATCGTCCTTCCGGGTAGCTAACCAAGAGTTCCGGCCTTGGCCCGCCGGGTACTGCCGCAGGCTCGTGCTGGAATGTTGTCTCGGCAGGCCAAGGACAATTGACCACCCGTTCAATTACCAGAATTTCGCTAAGTTTCTGCAGGAGCTGTTCGTATTGCCTCTCGTCCCTTTCTCGTCCGCCGATCGCTACCAGTTCCCGCAACAGATCTGTGCCAATGCCGGTGCCTCGTCGATCAATGCTCGCGCAAGACGACAGGATACTTCTCGCAAATGGTGTAGGGCCTACATAGAAATGGTAGCTGAACCAGTGCCAGCCCGTATCATTTAATCCGGTCGTAGCTATCAAATATAACGCGCTGAACTCTTCGGCTGTCATCGCAACCCCCTCAAACCGCAACTACATGGACGTACATTGCTGGTCCGAGGGTGACAAGGGCGTGACGCCTTGCGATACTCGCAACCGCTTCGGGCATTCTCGCCGGCGCGAACGACGAAACTAGTTGAAGCCCTTCAGGCAAAATCACTGGCGCATAAGATAGAGCCGCGTAGGCATTTACCTCCTCGAATCTGCCCTGCGCTTTCTGGTAGTCTCGCGGACTGATTCACCCGAGGAGCCGTACATGACCGATTTGCTCTACGTGATTACCGCCGACATCCTGAACCGCGAACAAGACGGCATCGATCCGCAGGACGGTTCGCCTTTGCAAAAGGTGTTCACAAGCCGCGAGACGTGGACGTATCCGGCATCGACTCCTATTGGAGAAATCATGACCGAGGTAAAACGGTTCGGGGGCCACATCATCAGCGTGGCTATCAATGAAGACCGCGTATCTGCTGATAAGGCCCGTGAACAGCGATTGGCTGAATTGAAGGCGAAGAGGTACGTCGACGAAGACTAGTCGAATGCAGGAAGTGAAGCCATGAAACTCATTGGGCCGGACGTTTATTCGCTGAAATACACACCGGATGCCTACACCGTCCATTGTGCTAAAGGACGGCCCAACTTCTCCGGCATAGCTTCCTCTAAGGCACCCAAGCTCTACATCGCCAGCATCGACGGGGCGCCGGTATACGTCGGCGCCACCAAGCGTCCAATGGGCGAGCGAATGCGGGTCGGATGGAAAGCTGCCGGCGACACCGGATACTACGGCTACCGATGGCGCCACAATGGCAGCGAGGCGAAGCTACATGTCTGGGCTCACGATGACGCGGTAGATCGTTCTCATCTCGATATGGAAACGGTAGAGGCAGAGGTGGTATTCCTCATCCGGCAGGCAGGGCAATGGCCCCTATTCCAGACCGAAATTCATTTCCATCCGTCGAATGAGCGCCACCGTCAGGTAGCGGCGGAAATATTCGCCACGTATTCGGCGTGGGCTGTTGGTGTGAGGTGAGTGAGAATAGACGGAAATAAATGTAAAACGACACGCAACCCACGTGTCTCACCTGCCGGCAAGCTATTGATATTTGGATCTCCCTTTGCTCCGGCATGAAGCGCCACTCAGCGGCACCGCATGAAATTTTTTCGGCTGGACACTCTCGCGGAAAAACATAATGAAATTGCTGGACGAACAAGTATCCAGAAATTCAGCAAGCTGTTGAATTTGTTAAATTCAGGTGGCCCGGCATGGGGCACCATTCTATTTTTTGACATTTGCAGGTCTCCCAACATCTTGGAGCGGGACGTAACTTGGCCTTGACGGCCATTGCCGCTTCGAGATCGCGAATGCGCTTCTCGGTAATCATTC